ATGCCATATCCCCTCCGCATAGACACGATTCGCAAGGCCATCGAGTGCAGCTATTCGATCTGGGTCCACTGCAACACGGAACGGTGCTGGCGCCACCACCGGATCGACCTAGGCGCACTGGCCGACATGCTCGGACCGGATCACGGATGCCTAGCCGCCGACCTGGCGCCGCATTTCCATTGCTCGGAATGCCGTAAGGCCGGCCGGCCCGACAAGAACATATCGTTCACCCTGCATCCAGAAGCGCCGCATTGGGTGAACTAGCGAGCAACCAGATTGCCGTCTTTGTATATCGGGTTTTCGACAAGGCGCAGCAGCAAGCGTTTGGAAGCGAACGCTACCGCGGGGCTCGCCACGGCCGATTTTCGCGGATAGTCTTTCCCGATGTGCAATCTCTATTCGATCGACAAGGGGCCGCAGGCCGTGCTCGAGTTCACCCGAGCGATGATCAACCGGGCCGGGAACATGGAGCCTGGCCGGGTCTATCCGAACCAGTACGGCCCGATCGTGCGCGCCGGCGCCGATGGAAAGCGCGAGCTCGCCATGGCGCGCTGGGGCATGCCTTCGCCGGCTTTCGCGCTCAAGGGCAAGGCATACGATTACGGCGTCACCAATGTCCGCAACACGGCGTCTCAGCACTGGCGGCGATGGCTGGGCCCTGAAAGCCGATGCGTGGTGCCGGTCACCCGCTTTGCCGAGCCATCGCCAGAAAAAATCGACGGCAAGACGCCGAACGTTTGGTTCGCGCGTGACGAGGATGAGCCACTGTTCGTTTTCGCTGGCGTGTGGACGGCTTGGTCCGGCAAACGCAAGGCCAAGGAAGACCCGGCAGACCATGAGCTATTCGCCTTCCTGACAACCGAGCCCAACGCTGTCGTCGGCCCAGTGCACAAAAAGGCGATGCCGGTGATCCTGACCGAGCCGGAGGAGATCGATATCTGGATGCGCGCGCCCTGGGATGAGGCGAAGGCGCTGCAACGGCCGCTCGACGACGACAAACTGATGATCGTCGAGGATCCACGCGAGGCCGCATGACAATCCGCCCGGTCCGCTACGAATGCAAAAAAACCCCGCCAGCGCGTGGCCGACGGGGCTCGGATGCGGATCAGGTCCGCCGCAGTTTTGGGATAACGACCGGGCGCCCGCGGGTCTATGCCGGGATCGCGCTACTGGACGCGCCGCCAGGCGGACAGCACAGCATCGTCGTGCCCCTCGCATGCAGACTGATAGACCTCCTCGATCGCCGCGCTCACGCGTCCGACCAGTTCCGCTCCGCCATCGGCCAGCTTTAGCCGCTCAAAATATTCCGTGACAACCTGGTTCGCCGTCTCCTCGAACCGCAGCATCGCAAGCCGGAAAATCCGCCGTTCGTCCTCAGTCATCGCGCGCGCCTCATGTCTGGCGGCACGCTACAGGCTGATCACACGGCCTGCCAAGTCGCTATGGCGGAGGCCGACCGGTCATCGAATACCACGCCGCGCTTGCGCCGGCGGCAGCGGCTAGAAGCACCTTGCCGATCGACCACAACGCCTTGCCCAGCCGGCCGGCGAACATCACCCGGTCGCGGACACGCTCCAATTCGTCGGTGGTCGGGCCGATGGCCTCAACGCTCCGCTCCACCAGGTCCAGCCGGTGGTTGATACCAATGATTTCCTTTTCGGTGCGCTCCTGCGCCTCATAGACCCGTTTGCGGGCTACCGCGGCGTCCCTCATCTCCCCGACGATGCTTTGCTGCGTTTCGTTGATGGCTTTCAGCCGCTCGTCGATACGTGCGAGCTGGACTTCCGGGGTTTCCGCCATCATATCACCTATTGCTCGCCACGCTGGCTTTCCCGCCCGTGACGGGCACACTCCGAGCGGGTATAAACCCCGCCGCCGCACAGGCCGGATATCGTGAGATCGATTTTCATCTGGTCGTCGCTCGTCGCGCCGCGGGCGCCGATCAAGTCTGTTCCCACCACCCTGCGAAGCCCCTCACGGTTCACAGGAACCGGTTTCGAAGTCGAACACGCCGCCAGCATCAATGCAGCGGCGCAACTTGCCACGCCAGTCCTCAGCATTTTCGGCTGCATCGTCGTTCTCCTGATTGATGCGTTCCACGATTCTGGCCTGCTCTGCCGAGCGGCCGGCGCGATAGGCTGCGCTGTGCGACCACGCCAGCCCCGCCAGAACGGCCAGGCCGGCGATGATCTTGATCCATGTGCCGAGGCCGAACATCAGCCTTCCTCCACGGCCTTGCGCACGTCGCGGATCGCGGCCACCACCCTGCCCTTGAAGATAATCACCATGGCAATGAGGATGACGGTCACACCGCCGATGACGGCGACGGTTTCCCAATCGAGCCCCCACAGGAAGCCGCCGGCCGCGCCGCCGCCACCGAAGAAGCCGATGACCTTCTGCCACCAGCTGCTCTTTTCCTTCACCGCCTCATCGACAGCGGGCGGGACCACCTCCTTTGCTGGTGCTTCACGACGATGCAGCTTCCTAACATCAGCCAAGACCGCGCGGACCCTTGCCGTGGAAACGGCGGCGCGCTGCCCCCCGTAGTGCCCCTTGCCTGAAACCGTCGGCAGGCTCGCCCACTCCCGGGCAAGATTGTTGAGCAGGGTGTCTTCGGAAAGCCGGCCGGCCAGATACTTGTCGATCCCCCTTTGCCCCAAGAGGAAACAGGCCATACGGTCCTGCATGTCCGCGTCGAACAGCTCGTTGCCGGAAAGCCCGAGCGTCTTTTCGATGGCGCGGCGCGTGGTGCGCACGATCTGGTATCGCCCAGCCGCCGACGAGTTCAGGCGGCGGTTATCAGGATCCTTGAGCATCCGGCTTTGCAGCTTGTCGACCTGATCGAGCGTCATCCGCGTCAGGACAACATCGGTGCCCTTTCCTTTCGACACCCTGCCGTCGAGCATGATCCCGTAGCCCAACGTCTCGTTGTAGCCGTCGCCCTTGTCGGTGCCTTCGGTGAAGCCGATCAGGTTCAACAGCGGTCGGTAGACGCGATACTTATCCGTCATCATCTTGTCCTTTCGGGATATTGCGGGATGCGGGCGGGGCGCTTTTTGTGCGCGAGGCCGCTGAAGCCGCAGCGGGCTCGCTTCTGGCCCAATCAATTTTTTTGCTGGCACAATTATTTAGTTCATTACCAACAAATTGGAATCTTCATTGGATTCCATAGACTTGAATTTCATTCTGGCATCGTTCGATAACTAACTATTGGATGTCTGAATGATTTTTATCTTTGATTTTCCTATAAAGACTCGCCAAACGTGCACCATGCACGCATAACGAGTCCGATTTCGCGAGAGGCCCATGATTTTTGCTTTCCGCAGATTGGCTTTCGCGGCGCTACTCATCTGCGCTGCTGCCTACCTCTACGCCATGGAAAACAGCATGACATTCCGGCCCTGTGTCGACTGGATCGGCATGATGGCGGACTGCTCGAGATGATCGCCAGAACTCTGGAAAGGGTCGGAATACCGCTCGTCCCGCTTTCGGTCGGCCTGGTCGTTGTCACCGTACTCGCACTTACGCCGCTGGTCGGCTCGCGCTTCCCAGACTATATGGCAGGCCACCTAGTGCAGGTCGTCGCGATACTCGTGGGGTACGTATATTTCGCTAGCCAGCGGCTATTCGATCACTATCGCGGCTGGCCGGAGCGGGTATTGCTGATACTGGCCTTCGCCATCCCGCTGCAAAACACATTTGCTATAAAAGCCGCCAGAAAGGCCTTCCTGTCGGAACATATTCTTCTAGAAATTCTTCGCCCAGATATCCTAGCGCTCTGCAGCGTTGGCGTGTACTTGTTCTTTTCTCTCAGGCCGATTCGTGTTCAATCGATGACGCTCGTCGCCGCCGCGATTTTGGCGGTTCTGGGCTGGATCTTCGCTACCGCGACGGCGCACCACAGCTTCTTCCTGTCTCTTGGGCACGGTTTCTTTGAAACGATGATCTTCTGGATCGCGTTCGTGGTCTTGTGCGCTGTCGCCCCGGATCGCGCATTCTATCGACATTGCGGGGTTCTGTTTTGTCTCGGGTTCGCCCTGGTGGCCGGCGCACAGTCCTATGTGATCATCGAACGCTTGCCGGATTATTTGGTCGAAACCCTTGTATTCCCGATCCCGGTTTTCGCCTCCGAGTTCCTGGAGGCCAAAAAGTCCATTGAACTGATGAAGGCCGCTGGCGGGAACGGCTACGGAAACACAGACAATTTTGCCAGCCTTTGGGCGCTCGTTGCCGTAGCCGCGGCCGGCGGCGCGTATTTTGTTCGTCCACGATGGGCGGTCTGGGCAATGTTTGCCTTCATCGCCTATGCGGGGCTTCTCGTCTATCCGCGCTCTGCTCTAGCGACGGTTCTTATTGGCCTTGCCGGTCTGTGGGTATACCGAGCATGGATACATCGATCATATAGCGTGGGACTGATAATCGCGATCGCGGCGATCACTGTGTCGCACTCCGATCCGGAGGCGGCGCGATACCTCCTGGATGGCGCTCTCAGCTTGCTCCACAAGGTTGTTGCCGCACTTTCGTCCGGGAGCGAAAGCGGTGGCGCAGGTGGCGGCGGAGGTGGGTTTTTCTTTGAGTGGCTGGACAAACGTCTAAAAAGCCCAGGCGGCGGTGATCTGTCCGGCTTTGCCCGCGCCGATGCGTGGGCTGCCGCAATTGCTGTCATCAAAGAGCATTGGGCCGCCGGCGTTGGTTTTGGCGTCTATCGTTCAATCGTGCCCGAATATACTGCTACGCACAGCTTCCTGCTGCAACGATGGGCCGAAGGCGGGGTTTTGTCATTCCTCTCCGTCCTCATCCTCACGCTGTATGCATTTATAGCGTCATTCGTCCTACTGGTGAGGCGTGAGGCTGACATGATGCGCGCCACCGCAATTATCGCTGCCAGTGCGTTTCTGCTCAAGGCGAGCCTATTCGGCGCCTCCCTCGCTGTGATGGGTCTCACGCCTTGGGCGTTCGGGCTTGCGCTGTGCTTTGCGTCCTATCAAAAGCTGCGCTGATCTCTCACGAGTCCTGTTTAGTGGCATCTTATGATGCTTAGCGCGGCCGGGATCGGATCCATGGCCTTCAGCCGCTCCGCAGCTTCGCGCAGTTTGATTTTCTATCGTTACAAGTACCCCGAGGAAGGCTGGTTGAAGCAGGCGAGAGCGCACCACGCCAGCACGCAATAGCCCTATTCCTCGTCAACAATATTCAAATCGCAGGCAACTGGTTCCTTTGGAGATATTGCGGGAGGCGGGCGGTGAGGATAGAAATCCTGCATGGGAAACGGCGGATTTCTTGCGGCTTTTGTGCTGGGTCCGGCTATCGGGATCGCGCTGGCCGCACGCTATGCGGCTTCTCCGGCCGCCTATGGTGCGTTTGTACTGGTCAGCACGGCGCTTGCTCTTGGCGCTGCGAAGATGGGCGGTCCATGGAGTGACGATATGGCGCGCGGGTGCAATAGCGCGACTTTAACCGGGGATCTTACGGTCAGCGCGTGCCGCAAGTGATGAAAGTTTCGGGATGAAGCCTCGGGTTGCAGATCTGGCATTTCTTGGTGTCGCCGCTTGGGCCGTCGCCGCATCGCTGTACGCGTACCGCACCCGAGACAACTCTATTCGCGGGTGGAACCATTCCATCGCCGGGGCTGCCGGGCGGGATCAACTCAAGAGTAAAGACACCGCGCTTCGCGTCGCGCGGGAGGCGGGCCGGACGGGTAGCGCTCACGCATGAAATCCATGACACGCAGACGCCCCGTGCAACTGGTGAAATACCCGGACGAAGCCGCCGAACTCAGACGGCTGGCCGAGCCTCTGTATGGCCGAGGCTACCAGTCGCGGATCGCGGAAGAAGCAGGCGTTACTTACCGGACAGCTATGCGCTGGGCCAACGGCGAGACCCGCGTGCCGGGAGCTGTGCTCGCGCAGTTGCGCGCAAAGACAGCGACACGAGACGACGATCTGGAGGCCATTAAGGTGTTGCTGGCCGCGATCTTGCGAACCATGCCGAAAAGTGTGGTTTCTTCCATATTCGAAACAGAGATCGAAAGCGCAGATGATCGTGCTGGCGCGGCCCTAAAGAAACTCCGCGACCGGGTGTAGTCAAACGCAACCCGACCACCTACGATTGCTATCTAGGAACGTTCAACAAAGGTGCGTAAAGCAACCATGCGAGATACGATTCTCCGATCAATAATTGTCGCGTCACAACGCACGCCATTTCGAGGCAAGGGTGGCGGCTACACAAACCTATCGAAAGAACGGCTTCATTCGGCAACTGCCGTCGATAAAGCGAGGGCCGAGGCTGACGATGTCGAGCGCTTTTTTCGCTTCTTTCCCGCCCATGACCTTCGCAGCCTGATGGCCGGAAAATCCGTGCTCGACTTCGGGTCCGGCTACGGCGGTCGAACGGTGCGATACGGCAAGTTTGCATCCCGCGTTTGCGGGATCGAGCCAGTAGAGGCGCATATCGACGCCGGCAAAGAGTTCGCCAACCAGGAGGGCGCAACCAACGTTGAGTTTAAGCTCTGCGGCGACTACGATATCCCCTACGATGACAACACGTTCGACATGGTGGTGACCTTTGACGTGCTAGAGCACGTCGCTGACCCGCGAAAGTCCCTCGCCGAAATCTACCGGGTACTGAAGCCGGACGGAACGGTCTTTGCGGTTTTTCCCCTCTACCGGGGGATGTTCGCACACCACCTCGACTACATCACGTTGGCCCCTGCAATTCATATTCTTTTCGACCCGCGCCGAGTAATGCGCGTCGTCAACGGCCTCCTCGATACAAAATATGCAGACGTCGAAGTGACAAGACACCCTGCTGCCGGCACGTCTTACGATGGCAAAAAACCAGTGATGCCCACCCTGAACGGTATGGGCCTGAACGATTTCAAGCGGAACGCTGAGGCTTTCGAAATAGTTGATCTCGACCAGGTGAGTGTTTTCCGCCATTACCTAGGTGGGCGGTCTATCCTTTCGCGTTTCACGGGACCTTTGATGCGCCTGTCGCCAACAATATCTGAAGTTCTTACCTTCCATGTGTGCACGGTCATGAAGCCTCGTAAGGAGAGGTGACTCGTGAGAGTGAGGCGGAGCGCTTCAACCTCGCCACTGCGCGAGGCGAACAAGCGGTGCCAGTCATCACCGTAGGCGTCTATCGTGCCAAACGACCCTGCCATGACGAGTACCAATCGGACCCGCCGTAAACGCCGATGACCTTGGTGCCCCCCGCGACCTTGATCCATAGTTCGGCGTAGTCGTCTTCATCCATGATGACGCCCTGGAAAGCGAACGGGATGGTCTTGAAGCCGGCGACCGAGCCGTCATAGGCGTGTAGAATGGCCGATCGTTTCAGTTTGGCCGCGCCAGCCGATGAAAATGTCTTCAAGAACAGATCGGCGCGAGCGTGAGAGCTGGTGATGCCCGTCATCGTGATCCCGCCAGAAAAATCGTGTCGCCCTGCGCACTGCGCGGTGTACCGACCAGTCGAGTTGTCATAATTCGAGTTTCGGTCTTCGTATTCGGTGTCCATGACGATCTTGGATTCAGTGCCGTCACCAGTGATGCTCGCCTGTGTAGTCCCCATATAGGCAGCGGCGTAGTCGGACCCGTTTGCGATGATGCGCAGGTTACGGGCAGCATTCGTTATCGTCCCCGCGTCGAGGATGGCGGCGCCCGTCACGCTGCGGTAGTTGTTCTGGAAGACGTTGATTGTCAGACCCCGAAACAGCGCGTGGGCCGTATCCACCCCAACGGTGCCGCTGTGATTGACAACAATATTCCCCGAGCGCTGTCGCCACTCGATGTTATCCCAAATGTCGTCAAATGTCGTTCCCGGGAATCCCGGTCCGGTCCCGGTGTCGAGATTGACATTTCTCGCGCACATATGGGTCGCCTGACGAATGTGGATATATTTGTTCGTTTCCGTGCAGCCGGCCACCCGGAGGTAACCGATATCAACAGTGCGTACCCCGCGACTGCCGGGCGTGTTCGTATTCCGGCCATCGATGCGGAACCCCGTCTCCCATAGGCCCGAGCCCGCATACGCGATGATGACGTTATCCATCGACCACTCGCCGGGGCGGAACTCGTCACTGACCGAATAGAGTTCCAAAGCCACGCCGCCGGCGACGGTACCGTTGGCCTTGTAGATGTTCACGTCTTTCAGGCACCCGCCAGTGCCGCCAAAAGACCGTCCGCCGCCGTTATTGCGAAGAAAAACGCCGGTACTGCCGTGCCATTCCAGCGTCGTGTTGCTGATCGTGGACGTGCCCTGATTGGCTCCGTAGATCGGAATCGGCCCGAAATCATGGTTGCCCTGGAATTTGTATCGGCCGGGCGGGATGAAAATCGGCAGGCACATGCGCTCCTGCGATATCGCGATTGCCGCCGCCAAGGCATCATCCGACCACGTCGTATTGGTGGGGTCTGCCGATGCAAGCTCGGTGAAGATGATCTTTTCGTGGAGCGGTGCGGCCCAGACCTTCAACGCGTTATGCGTCGAGGGGATGAAATAACCTTCGCCGGCGGCTGCCGTGATTTCGTCGGTGTAGCCCGACGCATCCCTGAGGAAGTATTCTACGGCCAGCGCTTCATCATTGACGGTGGCAGTCGTAACATTGCTGGTGTCGAGCGCTGCGAGAGCCGCTAGGTCAGCCGGGAAGGCCGCAGGTACGGCCGCCAATGCCGCATCCCGCGCTGCCTCTGCCGCCGTTTGCGCAGCTTCCGCCGCCGCCTGGATAGCCGCGGCATCGCCGTAACTGAATAGCCGATAATCGCCATTGCTGTCGATCATCACCAGTGCGGCCATGCCTGTCTTGATGTACCCGGAGGTCAGCGCGTCGCCGGTATTCGTAACGAGATTGCGCGGCGTCTCCCCATCGATCGAGAGCGTCACGGCCCCTGTGTTCGTCGCGGTGAAGTTCACCGAGATCAGCGCTTTGTAGGCCGTTTTGGAGAAAGATCCGTCCGACGTGGCTTGCACGGCGTTGGCCGAGCCGGCGCCAATATTGAGGGCATGGACCAACGTCCGCGCGAGGCCACTTACGCGCTTCCAGCCCGGCCCCGGCGAGGCGTACCAGATGTACTCGCCCTCGTTGTCCACCGTCCCGCCAGCGACAGGATCGGTGTGCGTGCCGGCGTCCGGGCCGACGACACGACCCCATTGGCCGTTTGTGCCGGTGAGCGCCGAGAGTTCCGGCCATGTGGATTTGGCCAGAATGCCGAGCGTCGCCGCTTCAGACCCGCGCCAAAGCTCGGTCAGGAGCGTGACCATATCGCCATTGTCGACAGGCACCGGTTGCCTATTGGCATTGATGCCGCTCGCGACATCCACGGGCAACTTGGTCAACGGATAAGCTGACATTCAAAGTCTCCGAATTTTCAGAGGAAAGAACGAGCCAGGCGGCTACGGTCCACCGGTGCTCGGGATCGAAACGCTGTCGGTGAACTGCGCGCCGGCCGTTCCATCTGACGTGTATGCCGTGACGCGGATCTGGACCGCCTTAGTCACAGGCGGCGATGATCCATTGATGAACGGTCCGATGCTGATGCTTCGCAGCACTTCAGGGATTTCGTTGTCGTAGGTCGTCCCCGTCCAGCCGCCGCCGTCGTAGTTGTGCTCGATCACCAATTTGACGGCGTGGAGGTCGGTGAAATAGGCATCGATATCAGCTCCATTGGTCGGGGAGCCGGTCGGCGTCACCGTGACCTGCGGCGCACTTGGGGCGGTATTGTCGACCGCCAGCGGGTCTTCGGAATGCCAATCCGAGAAGTACGAGGTTTCGTCGTCCGCATCGAAAAACCTGACGCGGAAATCGGCCTTCGATCGCGCATCACCGACCACCCATGCGAACCAGGTATTGGCCGTGATCCCCTGATATTCCGTCATGCCAAGGGGCAGGTTCGGCAGACCGCCCGAGTAGGTCCGGTAACTCGCCTCAGCCGTCACGCCACCGGTTACGCCGGTGAATTTCGATCTGGTCTGGTAGCTGAGGTCCGAGAGTTGAACCACGGCGCCGATGGAAGGGGCGGCCGGCTTGTTCAGCGTGCTTTCATACTCGAAAGCCTCGAGCACCGGCGGCGCCGGCACTTCCATCGTGGCAGCATTCCATGGCGTCTGAAGTTCAGCCGGGATAATCGTGACCGGGATTTCGCAGGTGCCTTCCTCGTCATTGACCCGGATCGGCCCCTTGCGGCACTTTACGAAGATGCTGCCATAGCCTGACCCGACGTCCGGAACCTCAACCGTGATGGTGCGCTTCCCCCAAGCCGCAATCCCGGCGAACGTGGTTTTGACCGTCCCGAAATCCGCCCGCGCCATCCAGAACAGCCGCCGTGCGATCCGCTGCGCCTGGCTCGCGTCACAGCAGAACGGCAGCTTGACCGGAAATTCCTGTTCCCCGTACTTGTCGATCTCGCCCTGCACCTTGGCCCACGGCGCATTGGTCAGGTCGATCTCCGCCATCTCGTAGCGGCGCTCCGGCGAAAAGTAGTGCAGCTTGCAGATGTTCGGCCGCTTTGCGCCCTCGGGGCCGGATTGGAAAACCCGATCGATAATGTGGCGATCGTAGTATGTGAGTTCCGATGTCGGGTTGTCCTCCAGCCACCGTAGCGTGAACTTCTCGGCGGAAGGCACAACCTCCATGCCCGCTGACTCGAGCATGTCGAGAACGATGTCGGTCGTGAGTGGTCCTTCCCAGCCACCGGAAAGCTGGCTCCGCGGCGCCGTGCCGGTCAGGGTCGTGACGTTGACGTCGGCGTCGTCTGCACGATCACCGATATCGGACAGGTCGAGCATGCTGGTCTGCCAGCCCGGCAGCCGCGCCCACCAATGAGCGATTTGCAGCGGGCCGTTCAGCGTCCAGCGAGTGGATGCGTCGCGCGGATCGTAGAACTTGCCCTGGCGCGATAGGATCGAGGCTTCCTTCACGCCGCCGGTCAGCAGTGTTGCGAACCGGTCGTCTCCCGTTCCGGGATTGATGAAGGTCAGCAGGCTTTGCGCGATACCGCGGACACGGTGATCTGCAGTCCATTTGGTTGGGAAATCTGTCTGGAGTTGAGGAAACGACGTTTCCGTTCCGTCGCCAACCTTAGTGCGTATGTAGAGATTGGAGCCGCCGGGCTTTGCAAAGGGCGGTGACGACACCTGCCCGTCCGCCTCGACCGTGATGGGACGTCCGTCGTAGAAATACTCTTCGGCGCCATCCATCTCCCCGAAGCAGTGCAGGAGAAGGCGATGGATGTTGTAGCCCGACGTGTTGCCGAACCCGATCTTGGCCGCCAGAAGCACCCGTCCCGTGGCGTAGCGCCCCGGACCCTCCTGCCCCCGCGTGGTCTGCTTCAACGCCTCCGGTTTGGCGGTCGGCGCCCGGCCACCAATAAAATTCGCTACGGTCGATGCTACGCTAGCGGCAAGGATGAGGGTTTGGGCGCCGATATAGGCGGCCGATGCCGCTGGTAACAGCGACCCGAGGCCAACCGTCATCAGTGTCGATATGACAAGGCTGCCAAGTGTCGTGGGCATAGCACAAGCGTGCGCCGTCGATGCCAGAACCGATGCTCCGGCCAAAAGCCAGGTTTTCAGTTTCATCAGACGACGCGCCAGGTCTTCAGAATGAGAGGAATCTTGGTCGGCTCACCGTCGACGCTGCGAACGGTGTAGGGGCGGACCCAATGAACGCGCACACCCATTTCGGCCCGCCGCATGATGACATGGTTCGGCAGCCATATCCCGCCGACCGGGCCTTGATCGCTCTGGATCACACCGACATCGCCAGGCTCGGGCTCGCCGAAAACCGCCTTGAGGCCGATTTGCCGGGCGACATGATCCCAGATATTGACCAGGCCGCCCCACGCCTCGGTGAGTTCGATCGCCTCTTCCTTGGTCGAGTAGGCCGGCCAGTCGAACTCCTTGCCCGTGGTCTCCGCCACCCATTGCGCGGGCATCGTGGAGCAATCATCAACGCCCCACTCGCACGGCTTACCCTTCAACCGCTCGGCCATGGCGCGCAGGCGTTCCAGCCGGTCGCGAGCTTCAGCGGAAAGGCTGGTCACTTCTTGTACTCTTCAACGATATCGGCATTGATGTAGTCCAACCCCTTGTCGCCGGCATATCGCTGCCGTTGGCCGGCCGGGCTCCACGCCGATCCCGTGTCCGGGAAATTCAAGCCTTCGAAGACGGAAACCACCTTCATGGAGATGAAGCGGATCGCGGCTCCGATAAAGCTGATCCGCGGCGCGCTGATCTTGCCGGGGACAAGCTTCTGTAGCGCCACGTCCTCGTCGCCGGTCTCAGGATCGAAGGTCGCGAAATAGAGGTCGCAGGAAACGCCCTCCATGTCCGCACGGTCATCCCATACCTCTTTCAGGAACGCCTTGTTCGCGCCGGACATCACGACATCAACGGCCGGCGCCGATCCGAAATACGGCTCCTCGATCGTTCCCACGCCGACCATCTGCCCGCCGAAAGGATCGCTCACACCCTCCCATTCGTGACCGCCGACGGTCTTCGGTCCCATGCCCGTGTGCAGACGCCGCGCCCCGGAGGGCAGCTGGACATGCGCAAACCAAGCCCTGCCGGTGTAGAGGCCGCCGAGCCTGTCGAGATCGTCTTGCGTGTAGCCTGTCATGTCACAACCCGCTATTAGGAGTGTTCGGAGGATTTAAATGACGGCAAATACGCTCGCGGCCGCACTTACTGCCGCTCTTCTTTCGAGCTGCGCTGCCAGCCCGAAAGACATCGCCCCGATCTATGTCAGCGAAGCGCTGTACGCTGATTTTTCGTGCGAACAGTTGCGCGAAGCCCTCCTCAACACGAACACCGTGCTGAACATGGCAGCGGTCGACCAGTCGACGGCGCGCGCGGCCGATGCGTCCGGGATACTTCTCGTCGGCCTGCCAATCGCATCGATGACCGGTCGCGACCGAACCGCGCAAGTGGGCATCCTCAAAGGGCACGCCGAAGCAATCATGCGTGCCGGCTCGGCCAACAATTGCGGAAGCCTCGCGCCCAAAATCTCGTTCGAGTAGAGCTATCCAGCAAAGTCGCGACGCACGTAAGGGTCGATGACTTCGGAAAGGATCATCTCCGAGCCCTCGACGTGCGCCGGTCGCCTGGCGCCCGGCCGGGCCGCCCCAACCTTGATCGGGCGTAGCGCGAGCGTCGGAAACAGGGTCGCGTATGTTACTTCGGAGGGGTCGGCCGAATAGGTGATTGCCGCGCGAAGGCTCCATTTCACGCGATAGGTCCCCGGAACGATCACCTCCGTGACCTGGTACAGACCTAAATGGAACGGGAAGAAGCCGAACCTGTCGCCAAAGCCGAGACTGTGGCCCCAAAACTCATCCTGGAGGCTGACGATCGTCTCTCCGAAAGATGCTGACGCCGCCACCTTTACGACGGGATATCGAACCCGCCACGGCTGACCGTTGGACCAGTTCATTCCGTTCGACCACGGAACCGTAATCCGGTCCCTCCATGTCAAATTCGGCGACACGTCAAGCCCGGCCTCGGCGGGCGTCATCTGATCCGGATCGAAATACTGGAAGCGCATGGCGTTTGCGCCGTCCATCAACCCATCCTGAATGCCACGAACTCGCCGAGCCTTGAGGTTCTTCAATATCGGAACGCCGACGCGGAAAGCCCAAACCTGGCCGATCCCCGCAAACAGTCGTTCTGAACCGTCGCTTGCGGTATTGGAGCCCGAATTGCGGATGTTCGGATCGTCAACGACCTCCAGTAGATCGATGCCCACCCCATCAGGCCATGAAAGAAGGCGAGCCATCAGAACATTCCCGACGCGCGGATTCGACGGGTACGACCCTCGTCCACTCGGCCGTCGACGATTGACGGCACCGCCCTCGCCACACGGCCGGCCGCCTCGGAGCTTTCCTGGATCGCGATAGGTCGCGACGTCCTCTCAACGGCCTGTTCAAACCCACCATCGGCGTCGAACCTCGACACCAGCTCCAGGCGTAGCGGCTGGTCGTTTGCCGGAGCGTGCATTCGCGGCAGGTCAGGCGTGACATACCCGCCGCCGGCATAGCCATTCGCGGCACGGTGGACGGCGTCGAGGTTGCCCTTGCCGATCTTCGCCGTGGCGCGAGCATTGAAGACGTATTCCTGCCCATGGACGACACCCGCAGCCGCGCCGCGCGACCCGTTTCCGGTGTAGCCGCCCTTGGCGAAGCCGAGCAGGCCGCCAAGCAGCCCCTGGAGGAACCCGCCGCCGAAAATGCCCTGCCCGCCCTGCGCCAGGTTGACTTGGTTGAGGTATTTGAGAACGGACTGCGCCGCCGCAATCAGCGCCTCCTTCCACGTCATCGTTTTGTTTATGAGGCCGTCGAGCACGCCCGCGAACCCTCTCCCCAGAGCCTCCCGCGCCTCCGTGATCTTCCTGATCGTGTCGTCGGTCGACTTCCGGAGGCTCTTCCACGGATCCTCCGCCTTCTTTGCTGCGCTCTTGGCCGACTTTTCGACCTCTCCGAACCCTGATGCCAGCGAACGCAATTTCTCGGCAGTGGCAGAAGCTCCGCGCGAAATCAGCTCACCGAACTCACCAACAAAGTCGGTACCCATCGCCTCGGACATAGCGTCGCGGAATACTTGCGCTACCTTCTTGGCCTGATCGGCGTACGGGTTTGCCATCTCCCACGACCGGAACTCGCCAAGAGTCGCCTTGGTGTCTATCTGCGGCGCGTCGAAGGCGAACGGTGTTCCGGACAGTGCGCCGGATATGCTCGCCATGAACCGATTGATGCTCTGAAGCAGATTGCGCAGCATGATCTGGATGATGGTCAGGACGCGGTTCGCAGCGTTGATCGCGAAACCGGCCATGGCCTGCGGTAGCTGGCTCCAGGTGTCCCTGACGCCGTTGAACGCACCGACCATAACCCCGATGATCGTGTTGGCGGCGTTTTTCACATCAGCGACGATATCCCGGCCGAAGATGCGCGCCAGATCGTCACGGAAAATATTCATGGCCGCAACCGCTGCGGTCAGGCCAAGAACGAACGCGACAGCCGGGTTTGCCGCAGCGAACGTCGCAGCAAGCGAAAGCACCGACAGCGCCAAGCGGCTGATCAGCGCAATCAGTTGAACGATGCCGGCAATAATGGTTGGCGCGTAGAGCAACGCCAAAGCCGCCGCAGCAGCAGTAGCGTATGGCGCGATGACAACCAGCGCATCGGCCAGTGCATTCAAGGCCGCACTCGCCAGCCATGGCCAATCGACCATTTGAAGGCCGGCTGAAACCAGTCCCGTGAGAGCGATCACCACGAATGTCGTCGGGGTGAGCAAAGACCGGAACGATTGCGCCAGAACACTGGTTGCGGAAGCACCCGACTGCATCGACGCTTCCATCTGGCCGGCGATCTGAGTACCCTGCTGAAGTGCGATTATGGCCGGATTCATCCCCATCGCCGCAGTAACGCCGATATCCTGGAACTGCGCCGCGAGCCCCGAGAAGCTGCCGCCCATACGGCGCACATTGTCGTTGACGGCAACGGCGTGTTGGCGCATCGCAGCGGCGGCTTTGGTTGCGGCTGCGGCTTCGTTGGTGAGCGCAGAAGCGGCGGAGTTTGCCGAGCCCGCCACCGCCGACGCCGCGGCACTGGTCGCCCTGGATCGCCTGGATAGCTTGCCCGCCGCGGTTTCGGAGCGATTGGCAGCACCAGTCAGTTTATCCAGTGACCCAGTGGCTCTATCGACCTGATCGGATCGAACTTCGATGCCAAGCGATGCAACATCCATCAGGCCTGCTCCGTCTTCGCCCGTTCGGCCGCTTCGGCTTGCTCTACCGCCGTCGCCGCCATGAACGCCGCGTCCATGGCTCTGAGGATCACGACCTCATCCCGGTTCACGAGGTTGCCGCTCACGGCTGACCATGCAGCGATTTCAGTCATGGAAATTGGGTCTGGACCATTGAAGCCCTGCCCCCGCGACGCGCTCATATCCCAGAACCATTCCAGCAGGTGCTGGCAGTGATCGGGGACCTCGATTGTGGGGCTCTTCCCCTTGACCCCGAACCGCTTGTTGCGCTGGCGCCGGGTTTCTCCTGATTGATCAGGAGTGTCGTAACGAACGGTCAGCCGGACGGCTTTGACGCAGGCTTCCTGGGCTCGCAGGTAAAATTTGCGACTTTGTTCGCAGCCTCCATGACCTGCTCATAGACCCAGTCCTGCTCATCGAGGATTTCGACCGCCTTCCGGAACGAAAATTCCGGCTTCTCACCTTTGTAGGTGTGGTCACCCCAGTCCCAGGACGCGATGTAGGACGCCGCCTTTTCAAGTTCTTGCTGGAGGGCCATGTCGCCCTTGATCAGCTTGCCCCGCTGCCGGCGCTCCGTGACCTTGTCGAGGTGCTTGCGCACCACCTTCTTTGCCTCGCCACTCGACGCCGACCTGATCTGGAATACGATGCCGGATTTCTTTTCGCTGTCGGGGAAAACGAGTTCGAGAGGGAAGTGGCGTTCATAGTCGAACCGTGCCGCGATATCCATTTTCAGTCGTCCTTATACCGGGTTCACGACGATCTCGTCCTGAAGCAGGCCGATCGTGAAGACCTCGAGATCGAAGTCCTCGTTGCGACCTCCGGGCCTGACAGGGCCGGCGACGACGCCACGACGGTACACGACAGTACCGTCGCGCTTGATTTCCTTGAGGGCGCAGATATCGTCACTGCCGGGACCGCCGAACGTCCGAAGGATGATCTGTCCCGGATCGTCGTGGGCCCGCGCCACCTCCATCGGAGGATCGCCGGCATTGGTGATGCCCTTGTCCTTCAACGACACCACGGTTTCCAGCGTGTCGTAGCTGACGATGTTGGTATTTCGACCGGATTCGCCGAACGACCCAACCTGCTTGACCTGCACCCAGGCAAGCCCCTCGTACCCGCTCTGATCCAGATCGGAGGGCTGGGCGGTCGAGCAGACCCAATGCGTGGACCCTTTGTTGGTTTTTGCCATTTCTAATGTCCTTTCAGACGGTTAGGCGAAACATTCATAGCGGATGACGACCGGGACCATCCAATGCGTCTCGCCAGGCATTGCCTGCCTGACATCGGGCGCCTTCGCGACCTGGACCACGACGCCATCAGCGACCATCTCCAAATCGGTCGAGAAATGCTCCGCGATCTTGCCTGCGATTTCCGTTGCGGCGGCGGCACGCGGCGGGCTGCCCTTCTTTACGAAAACGTCGATCTCAAGCAGTCCCAGGCGCAGATGCGGCGCATCGCTGTCGATGAATGGTCGATCGTTGATGTTCGGAACGTGCGAGACCCTGAGATAGGTCGCCGGCTTGGTTTTCAATGTCTGGTTCGGCCAGGACACGGTAAGTTCGGGCGAAAGGCTTAGCGAGGCCACACGGGAAAACAGGGCTGTCTCAATCGAGCTTTCGATCGTCGGCATTTCGCGCTATTCCTTCACGGGATGAAGCCGCTCAGCGACAATCAGGCACACGATGCACTCGTAGAGGCGCGCCGCGCCCTCGGCGATGCCCCCGGGCAAACGGTACGCGCCAACACAGCACTGGAAGCGGCCCGCAAGACACTTGCCGGTCTGGCGCTGGCATTGCTCGTGGCGTCGGAGAGCGGAGCCGACGAAATTGCAGGCGTCAAAGACCCAGACGCTTCTTGAGTTCAGCCGTTTTGTCGTCGACGATTGATCGCCAGCGTTGCGCCACCAGGTCGACCCATGGTTTCGGCACCGTTCCGTTCGCGCCGTAGTGGACATAGCCCGAGTATTCGGCGGTCCAGCCGATATAGATCGTCTGCCCCAGATCGGAGCCGGCGATTACTATCTCAATCTCCGCCATGTAGCCGCCATCGGGAACGCCTTGCGGCCTGTTTGCCGGCGGCATCGAGGCATTCGAAGCCGTGACGGACGCACGAAGAAAGCCGGTGCGTCGATAGTTGGGGCTCGGCGGCGCTTCGTAAACCAGTTGCGTGAGCAGTTGATCGGCCTGCTCAACCAGTTCATGGACCGCCTCTTTGAATATTGCTTCTACAGCACCTTCGACCTTGCGTGCCCATTCCTCGATTTGAGCAGTAAACGACTTCGCCACGATTACCGTCCTGCCCTAAAGCGCCGCTCGACCGCCGCGAAGAAGTCGATCTTCATGGTGTGGTAGCACTTGCAAAACACCGTTTCGTCCGCGGGAGCGTCGTCCGAATGCGGATATGACATCCGCACCCCGTTCGGCAGTTCGAACTGATCATCGATACCGACGCTCTTGCCGTTCATGGCGCGGTGATGGTGTCTCGGGTGCTCTTGCGGTGTGTGTTTCCAGACCTTCGTCACCGCCGCGGCGTCGATCTTTCCGGCGGCAATCTGTTGGCGAATGGCGTCGTCACGAGACTTCGCCAACGCCGTCATGGTTTCGCTCAGGCCAATCGCCTCGCCGCGAAGCTGCAGGAGGCGGTCACTATACCGGCCAACGATCCGGTCAACGACATCGCCAGGCAACGGCTTGCCGTCTCGCAGCGCCTTCGCAACGGTGCGGTCAAAACGGCGATCTCGGCGCTGCCGGCGCAGATAGTCCGCCATCCGCGCCGGGTTGGATAGCTCTTCGCGCGCCCGAGCCACATAGCGCTGCTGCGCCGTGGTCAGCCCGATGATCCCGCCCTCGCGCCTGTTCGAAACTCGCGATACCCGCCCCACGACATCAAGGGCGGTTCGCTTCGGGTTCCGTCCGCGCGCGAGACCTTCGGAAAGGATGAAGCGGATACCGTCTCGCTGGTCCTCGACAATGCGAGTGATGAGGCGTGACGAATGCTCGCGCAACCATTGCTCGGCTACCGGATTGCGCAGCCCCCAGCGGAAAACGACCCTGGAACCATCGGGATCGATCACGCGCGGAAAATTGCCGACCGTCGCCTGCCCTCCGGAATTATACGCCTCGGCAAAGGCCGTCTCAAGCCGGGCAAAAGCGTCCGGGTCAAGGTGCATGGCCTCTATCGCGCCGTTTACATCCCCTTTTTCCAGCCGCTCCACCACGATGCGGAGTGTGATCGTGTCCCGGATGTCCGCAACGCAATCGAGGAACACGTCCCTCAATCGCGATTCGAACCGGGCCAGCAACTCCTCGAATATCTGGCGGTCCGATCTACGGGCCATTTACGCGCCGAGCGTCACGCCCGGTATCTGGATGCGCAGAGCAAGCACTGTCGCCGACCTCGCAAGGCCAAGAAGGATAACGTCCTCGGAGGCAAGATCGGCGGCGGGCTGGATGCCGCCCGGCGTTTCGCTGAGATAATACGCACCACCCGCGGTCAGGACCGATCCAAGAGTGACGTCGCCGGCCTTGACGATTGCGAGAGGCTGGCCGTCCCCGGCCCCGTTGAGCGCGATACCGGCCGCGACCTTCACCTCCGCCGTCCCGGAGTTGCTGTCGGCGAGCTTGAATTTGCCGGAAGCGGCCTCCTTGTAAACCACCTGGCCGGCCGCGATGGTGGCACCAGCCCGGCCATGCTCGATCACGGCGCCACTGCCCGCCACGACGTCGGCGGGGGTCAAGGAAAGGTCAACCATTTCTGAATCTCCTTATGGGGCGAGAATGCCCGCCACGAAAGCGACATAGGCGACCGGATCGCCGGCCGCGGGGATGGGGCGAAGGTCTTTGAGAACGCGAACCGTCCCGTCGACAGAAAACGTGTCATCCATGGTCGGGGCGACCGCGGGTACGGCGAAAGTGATCTGGTCGTCCGTGGCCACGATCAACGTGCCGTCGACGAACTTTTGAGCAACGCGCCGCACCGTTGCGTCGAGGGCGTAGACCTGTTCATCGATGATGCTCCCAAGCCACGGCTTGGCAGGATCGATCGGCGCCCCGCTATCGACCTGTTGCGTGAGCGTCACGACGCCCTGGGCGAACTCCCCCAGGAGGTCGTCGGCCGCCTCCCGCATTTCGTCATAGAACGCCATCACACGACCAGGACGTTGGGCGCGTTTCGGAAAATGAGCAGTGGTTGAAGAAGCCCCTCGATCGTCGTCACGACCGGCATGGCGTCAAGGACGTCACCGCTGCCTCCTGCTGCGAAGAACTCGCGCTCGATCCCCTCGACTTTCTGACGCCTGACGCGACGATCGGGCCGCACCGTGACCGACATCGATCCGGGTTTGCGCAGTTCGGCCAGCGTGGCATGGTAGGAGGCCGTGACAACCCTTGTCGGGATAGATGCTGAGCCGATCGCATTGCCGAACCGGTCCTCCGCCCCGATACGAGGCCAGGCGCGATCCTGCTCCACTCCAGATGCCGGCTCTCCGGTGAAGCGATCGCCGTAGGTCGCATCGATGTAGACCGAACCGCGCTCGCGCGCCGCCGCTACCGTTCCCGACGGAACGGTATAGCCGCTCGCCGCGGCCCAGTCCGCGAAGCCCTGATCGCTGCCGTAGCCCGCCACGACCTACTCCGAAAGGCTCGCGTCGATCAGCTCTTTGAGCTTTTCGGTCGGAATGTTCTTCGGGTACTCGATCCCCAATTCGTCAGCCTGAGCCTTGAGGTCGTCGCGGGAATCATCGTCTCGCAGGGCGGGCTCCTTAACGGGATTTGCCGCGGCCATGATGGCAGTGACCGGTCCGCCGGCGAGCGCTTCGATGTCGGCTTCGCGCATATCGATGTTTTCGCGGGTCTGACCGCGTTCGATAAGCACATTGCCGCCGCCGCTCACCGGGACGACCCGAGGGCCTTTGCCGTTATTGGTCAGGTTGACGATAGGCATGGAATTCTCTCCTGTGCGATCCGGATTGAGAAGGGGCCGGCGAACCGGCCCCTCTTGCAATCAGGATCAGGTCGGCGTTGCCGAGATCAGATCGAGATAGCGAACCGCCTTTGGGCGGCGGATTTCGACGCCGCCGGTGCGGAAGATGCCGGGGATGACGAAATTCATCGGACCGTTTTGCCAGATCGGGAGAAACCGGTGCGGCATGGGCAGATGAAGTTTCAGCACCTTTGGATCACGCTTGTAGGCGGCCATGCGCCCCTTGCTGCCCGCCGCCACGGTCGCAAGGCCGCGCTGGGCACGGATCGTCAACGGTTGCCCGGTGACCTGGGTATAGACATTGTTGGCCCTGATGAAGGTCAGCAGCGTCGTGTCGGAGGTGCTGTTGAGCGGCGTCGAGCCCAGATAGGTCATGACGCCGACCGGCAGAAGCACGGTATCCGCCATTTCGACCGTTTCGGTGCCCTCATAGACCGCCGACAGGACGCCGTTGAACTCGGCGATGATCTGCGCCGGGGTCTTGTGCGCCCAATAGGTCGAGCTCGACCCACCATTGCTGTTGCCATCGGCGGCCGCGTTGGTCGCGGTGACGCCGGAATAGTCCAGCACACCGTCCATGTTCTTCTCGGAGTTGCCCGTGAAGACGAGATTGTACATGAACTGCGCATAGGACATCCGGGCCGCGTCGGCTTTGTCCGAAGTCAGGCCCATCCCGGCGAGACGTGCCGTGTTGATCTCCTCCAGATTGTACTGGTAGCCGATGGCCGCCATGTGGATGGAGTGGTCAAACTTGGCGCGCTCGACGTCGGCAAACGGAATATCGAAAGCCGATCCCGACTGCCACTGCGCCGCCCCGACCATATCCATGGAGAAGAACGTGACCACCTTGGCCCATTCGTTCGCCGAGGAATCGACCGGAACGAGCGACGCGTAGTCGTAGTCCGGGTACTGGGTCTTGTAGACCTCCTGCTCGATATGGGCGGTCTGGGATACCAGGAACCCGAACGCCTGCTGAGCATCGTTGAGATTGATGTTCATCTGCTTGTCCTTTCGCCCGGCGGGCCTTAGCGGATCGCGATCTTCACCAGATCGCCGTCGGCGCCGCCGGTTTCGAACCGGGCGTGAGTGCCGTTGACGATGACCGGGAAATCCGTCGCGAGATCGGTGTAACGGCTGTCGGCGTCATCCCAATAGACGAGATCGCCGGCGACGACGGTGGCACCCGCCGTCACCCAGATCACGCCCATTGTCATGATCGGAACGCTGTCGTATTGCGCGAACGCATCGTTGTTCGAAACGTCGAGCGATGGATCACGCACGGAGATGCCGAGAACTTCGGAGCCCACGTCCGCCGACACGTCGACGTAAAGCTGTTCGCCCGCGACGAAATCCTGAGAGCCATCGGAGATGGTGAAGGTGAGGCCGCCGCCGGTGAACTCGACTGCGACCGTACCGAACCCGATAGAGACGCCGTCAGGGTCCTCGACCACGAACTGACCGGCATTAGTGGCCGGGTCCAGCATGGTAATCGTGTAGCGACCGGCCTTGACGCCGCCCGAGACGGTCGGCGCGTCGGTGATCGTGCCGGTATTGGCCGCATTGCCCGGGCTTTCGCTTCCCGCCGCGGTGTAGGCTTCATCCGCGATGGCGCAGGTGCGATCCCCGGTGCGGACGCAGGGCTGGCCGAAGGCAATTGCGCCGCCGGCGATCCGCGTGATGACATTGGCGGTTTCGGCGTTGGCGATCATACCCGCAAGGCCGGCACGCAGCCCCGCAGGATAGGTGGACTGTACAGTAGCCATGGTGTTTCTCCTGTCTGGCGGGGCTTAAGCCGCCTTGCCCTTCCAGGCGTTGCGGTCACGCTCCTCAGCCTCGCGCCGGGCGTCTTCGACCGTCTGATCGGTAGTCGCGGTCCGGGTCGCGTGCTGAGAGCCGAGCGGATCGGTCTTCTTGCCAGCCTTTGCCGCGTCCTCGACGAGAATGTCGAAGCGCGCGTCGATATAGGCCTCGCCCTTGTCCTTCACGGCGTCGTCGCCGAGCTTGGAGAGGACGGCCGCCCTACGGATTTCGGCGTCGGTCTTGCCATCCGTCTTTATGTCGGGCACGACCGAGCGGGCCCTGTCGACCAGATCGGCGCGGGCCGTGACGAGCTTGTCGATAGCAGCCTGATCGAGCACCTTGCCCTTCAGGCTCTCGATCTCGGCGTCCTTCTTGGCCAACTCGCCGTCCTTGGCGTCGACGGCAGCCTTGTGGGCCGCTTCGGCGTCATTGAGAGCGGACTTGGCATCGTCGCGGTCCTTGGTGAGTTTTTCGATCGCCTGGGCGCCCTGATCGGTGGTGCTCACCGACAGACCGTCCACGACCACAGTGCGCAGATTATCAGCCATGTTGGCTATCCTTTCGTCTGCTGTTGGGGTGGAGATCGGGGCAGCGCCCCAAGACGCCGCACCGTCTCCGATGCGGACTTCGGGTCCGGCCCTGCCACGACGCACGATGGCGACATGATTGAGCCTGATGTTTCTCTGAATCGCGTCGTAGGCCTCGCCGGTCGGGGTGACCCCCGCCGTCCAGTCCAGATCGCAGGTGTAGCCCGCCGAAAGATCGCGCTTGCCGGCTTCGATATCCTTGATGGCCGCTTCATCCGAGACCATCAGCGGAACACGAAGATAGATACCCTCCCCCGCCACTTCGTCGCCCGTCTGGCCAACCGCTACGTCGCGCCAAGTTTCGGACGTGACCAGATCGGCGGGGTGGTCGTTGGTGACGGGCCGATGGGCCGCGCTCGCCATCGTATCCTTGGCGAAGACCTCGGCCCCAGGGCGGTAAACCCGGGCCGTAGCCATCTCGGGCCTGCCGACTTCCTTCCCGCCATATGTCTGGACGCCAGTGCGGGCGATCCTGGCATCGGCGACAAGGTAGCCGTCATCGCGTCGCCGCGTTCCCGCGACAACGGCAAGATCGGTGAACTGCATGGGCCTATTCCTCGACTACGCCTGACTTCCAGTCGTCATTGACCTCGGCGAATATCTCCGGCCCAAGCCGAATTTCGCCGCGCCAAGGCTCGATGTCATCGACACTGACGCCAGGCGCCCACGTAATGGTGACGTGCGGCTGGTATTCGAAGTGGTCCCAGGACGCGCCGTTGCGCCGCATGTCCTCGTGCCGCCAGGCAAGCGTCGTGGATGCAAACAACAGCACCGTCGCATCTCCGAAGCGGTCCATCATGCGAGGCCCACCGGCCTGAATGGTCAGGTTCCCCTCACCGTCACCAGACCAGTTCTCACCCATCTGCATCCAGTCCACCGGCGCACGGCTGAATGTAATGGTGACGTGCAATTCATCGGCCGGGATCGCACTTTCCAGACCCTGCGCCTTGAAGTGATCAATGATTTCAGCGGCATTGAGCACGCGACGGGACACATACAGCGTACGCGGCGCAGCGTCGGAAGTTTCCTGCCGGCCGTTCGGCGCAGGTAGCGCAGCGCCTGAAAGATCGACTTCGTCTTCCTCCTGATCGGAGAGCCCGCCGTACGTCTCGATTGCAGCCTCGAGGCCGGACAGCGAACCATCTTCGATCAGCTCATTCACAAGCGCATCCGAAAGCGCCTCGATCGGCATCAGGATCGGCGACTGCCCGTTGCCCGCAATTGCTCTCGCAGCGTCCGCCTTCGTCTTGAAAACGTCGGCACGCTCCTTTTCGCTCTGCTGCCAAAGCGGAGCCCAGTTGTAATAGATTTCGCCCGGTCGCGCACCAAGAGCCGAGCGGATGAGTACCTCATCCAGCGTCGCAAGCGCCGGCCTGATCTCGATTTCCTGGCCCGCGCTTATCCGGTCGAGATAATTCTTGTAGTCGCCATCGCCGGTGGAACTCATACCCTGCGGGGCCTGGCCGAGAAGCCTCGTGGCGGGGATATCGGCAGCGCCGGCCGCGACCTGCAGGTACCTGTCGATCAATTCAGGGAAGTGCGCGAAGCTCGTCTGCTTACGCTCCCACTCCTCTTCCTTGTCGAGCAGCAGTGTATTGATCAGGCTTTTCAGCTTGTTGGCGTTGCTAAAGCGGTTCTGGATCAGCGTCGTCCCGGCCGCTGTATTCAAATGCTGCGAGAGGTTCGGCACCCTGACGATGTCAAGCTTGGCTTCCTGCACCATGGTCGCGGCGCCCTGCGTCACAATGCCGGCGTTGTGGATTGCGTCGTAGCACGACTGAATGACGCTATCGCCCCATCCCTGGGCCTGGGCATGGAGGTTCATGTCCGGAAGAGCTGCGCCGACAAACCGCACCACACGGCTGTGGTGGACCGTGACGGGGGCCTCCGCTATCGAGACCTGATACGTCTTCGGCAGGCCGAAATTCGGGCTATCGAACTGCCGGTCGATCTCGCCGGCCTGAAGCTCATGACAGGAAAACGCAAGCAGATACGCCAGGTCGCCCTTGCGGACAGCCTCGATATTGAGGGGCTGGTCGTGCTCGCCGTCCTTCATGCCAAGGACAAGAGCTCCGCCGCCATAGAGCCGGGCTAGACGACGAGCACGGGCGAGTTTGCCCCAGAAGCCGACCTCCTTCTCAAGCGCCTCGATAGACGCGATCTGCTCCGCCGTGGCTTGCCATTCCCGCCCGGCGCGGGTTTCGTCGTGCGGCGGGATATCGACGATCTTGCGTGCGATCCAGTCGGATCGATAGGCCGCCTCGATCTGCGCCTTGTCCATGGCCAGCAATACGAACTGATCGTAAGTGGCCTTGTCCTTTGCCCCGCCGAGTCCTGATACCAGGTTGGTGAGCGTATCCCATACCGTTGCCATGCTTACGCCATCGCCATCAGGTCGTAGGTGCTGTCGCCCAGCATCAGTTCAGTCAGGCCCCACACGAGCGCGTCGACGCGATCGGGACTGCCCTCGCCGACATATCCCTCAGGCGCCAGAAGGCACATCTGGTCCTCAAGTTCAGGCATCGGTCCGACATGGCTCACTCTTCCCTGCTCGTAGAGCGCCGCCACCGGCTCGGCGCGAGCGATCTTGCCCCTGCTGGCAGTGACCTCCTTGTAGGCCACCCTTGGGTCAATGGTCCTGATCACATGCTCAACCATAGCGCCGCCGAAATTCCGCTCCGCAACGATGCGGTCGGCATCAAATTCGCCATATGCAGATACGGCCCTGCGACCCCAGCCGTCCGGGGACAACTTGCATGTACGATCCGCCAGCACGTAACCGCGGCCATCGACGCCAAGGCCAGCAACGACAATGCCGATTTCGTCGCCGTCATCGCTTTCACCCTTGGTGCCGCTCGGGTCGATCGAAACGACGACGCGCCGCATTTCGGGGATCGTGGCCACCCTCGTCTTGTCGAGTAGATCGTGGGTCCAGAGTGCACCGGGTAGATCGTCGAGAATTTCGCCGTCGATCTCTTGACGGCCCTGCCGCGTCCCGACGCGCGGGGCGATGACCTCGCGGTAGTAGACCTCAGACAGGTTTTCCCGGTTATCCCATGTCGAACCGCGTGTAATGCGCGTCGATTCCCTCTTTACCAGCGACTTGAGTAACGGGATCGGGCGAGGTGTTGTCGTGACGATGCCTCTCGGGTTCCCCTCGCGAAGGCCGTACATCATGTTGTCCCAGCCGGCCTGCGCATAGCGCGACTTCGCCAATTCATCCCACCAGAAGAAGGAGCCGGATGCGCCGCGAAGTGTTTCCGGATCCTCGGCGGAGAATAGCAGCGCCTTGCAGCCGTTCGGCCAGGTCAACGTCTTCTTGGACGGCTCGTGATGTGGCCGGTAATCCATCGGCCCGACATTCAGAAACCCACTCGGCCCTTCGATGGTGTATTGCCGCATGTCGAACGGCGAATCCGCGATGATAGACATAACCGCCGGCGCGCCGACAGGAGCCGTCGATGGCGTTGGACCCCGCAACATGCTGGCGATGTTCTCGACGGCAGTTCTGGTCTTCCCCCACCCGCGCCCCGCCAGGATCAACCAGACGAACCAATCGCCTGTGGGGAATTGCTGGTCCGGCCGGCCCCAGAATGACCAATCGTGCTCCAGAAATGCGAGTTCGTCCGGGCTTAGGCTGGCGAGGAACCTATTCCTTGCCTTCTCCGGTCGTGAGGCCAGCAAGCTTGCCTGCGATCGCAGCGGCGATTTCGTCGGGTGCGCGTTCATCCTTCACCGTCAGTTCGCCGTCCTGCTTCCTGTGGTCGACGAGGCCAAGATCGCGGGCAATAATGTTGGCATTGAGTAGATCGGCAGCGGCTCCGGAAAACTTCTGATCGCGAATGATCGCCTCAACTCGTGCGATGACATCGGATAAATCGGAACGAGTTTTGCGCCACTCAACCCACGTGTCGAAGTTGATATCGAGGAAAATACACAGCCCCTGGATGGTCATGGCGCGCATCTTGGCGACAGGCTCGTGCGTGGCGGTGCCCTGGAAAATGACTAGCTTGTCCTCATAGAGCGGGTTTGCTTCCACCCACTCAAAATACTCCCGACACGCGGACCACAATTCACCAGCTTTGGCGAACTTTGGTTTAGCCCCGTGAGAAGACCTCGCCTCCCAAAAGCGGTTGCCCTTGATGAATTGCCCGGTATTCACGTCTCTCCCCTTAGTCATCAAACCTCACAAACCCTATCGATTGTCTACCCTCCGACAAGAGCACGCCGCACATCCTGCATGTGAACAGGTCGCGTAGCAGCACCTCGCGCCGGAGCGCTATCCAGCGTGCGGTCTTGTATTTGTGGGTGTGGGGATGGTTGGGGCGCTGCGTCATGGCGTGCAAATCGCCAACCTAGTGGAAATATAGAATTGAGCGCACACGCCGTCAACTGCGACCGCCGCGCAAGTTCCACAAATCACACAGATCATCCAGATAGGCCCTCAACGAATCCATGGCGCTGTCGTAGTCCCGCCGCTTGGACGCGACCCCCACGACTGCCTTGACCGAATACCCCTCGCCGCACACCTTGCAGATGAGGTCGTAGCCGCGCGCGCCAAGATGCTGCCGGCACCGGTTGAGCTCCTTTCCGGCATCAATTTGGCGCGGGTCGATCGGGTCCACGGCACGCCCGCCGTCGACAGGCTCTTGGGCGTAATTGATGGCCGATGCGCCTGCCCCGCCCATGGCCTCCCACAATCGCCGGAATCGGTCGCCGGCATGGGCTTGGGCGCCGCTGATGATGCCGCGAGCATGAAGCGTGGTGATTGAGCTTTCCCGGATATTCTGCACCGCCTCGACTGACCGCGCGTTGCCATAGCGACCCTCAGCGTGGTCCCGGGAAAAATCGGGGTTGTCCACCATCGTGGTCCGCAACTCGACATGCCGGCTCGCAAACGGCTTTGCCGGTTTGGTCTTGCGCTTTGCCTTCACGTCTGGCCTCCATGCCTCGCCAATGAATGCACGATGCAGGTGTGATCCCGCCCGCCCAAAAACCGGCCAATGGCGACCAGCGTGATATCCGGCCTCAGGTCGTGTATCCGCCTGATGATCTCGTGGTAGCAGGCCATGATTTCAGCCCGCTTGGACCGCCCCATGATCTCCGAGACGGGAATGTCGTGTTTGAAGCACACCGCCGCCGCGATCTCGTCCATCGTGGATTGCCCCGACAGTGACGCGATGCCGCGATGAACACGTGCCGCCCTGCGACACTCGGCAAAACGCATCGCCATGACGGCCTCACGCCGAATCCGCTTCTGGACGCAGCGGTAGAAATCGGGGTTGTAGCCGAGCTCTATCGCCCGGTCATCGATGGTCCGGGCCTCGTCAAGCATCGCCACCTCCCATGCGCCCAGTGCGCTTGTCGTCGCTCGCGTTCGGAATGCTCGCCAAGACCGCCGGCGTCATGCCGTACCGGGCTCGGATAGCGGCGCGCGCCACTTCCTGATCTTCGATGTTCGTTTGGTCGTATCGGGCGATGAAACGCTGGTATGCCGACCTGACCTTGGCGCGGGCATCGGATGTCTTGGCCTCATGAGAGGCGTCAAGATCGGCATTGAGACGCGACTGGTCCGATCTCCTTTGCGCCCGGCGTGCCTCCTGCCGGTGCCAATCCATGGCCTTGTCGCATTGACCGCGAAGCTCTGGCGGGCTGGGGAAAAACGGATGCCCAAGCGCGTTTTTCAGGATCGCCTCCACCGCCTTGACCAGCCCGTGCCGCGTCACGCCGTCCAACGCCATGTGATAGGCCGCCTTATCCAAGCTTCCCGAGGATGTCGCCCGAGACGGCAAAGACCCGAGCGCCGCCAGAGCCTGCGTCTTGTCGCCTTCCGTCGCCGGCTTCCAGATATCCTGTCGGTTTGTCGGTAGTGTCATCGGGGATCAGCCTTTGTCGCCTGGCGTCTTCGCGGAAAAATTCACCGAGGGATTGGCGAGGCGGGGAATGGCCGCGAGCGGGTGTTCGCCTGTCGTCGGCAGCTTTGCGGCACCAATTACGCCAAGTCGCCGGCCAATCGAGTTTCACGCCCTTCTGGCCAGGCACACCTCGCCAGTAGTCGCGAAACTTCGCCGCCTCGCGCTGAGCATTGGCGTCGGATAACCCCTCGGCCCTTGCGGCCTGCATGTCGGGCTGGAAATCGTCAGGAAGGCGTGAGCCGCGCTTTTTGGAAGAACCGTTAGGTTCTTCTTTTTCTATCTTCTCTGTCTCTGTATCTGGGGCCGTCACCTTGGCGTCACGTGACGTTACTGTGACGTCACCGTTATGGTCACAACGCGCCCCGGAAACGTCACCTTCAAGCTTTCGCTTGCGATAACGGCGCTGGCGCTCTGCTGCTCCGTCACTCGCAAACTGACGGTCGCCCCATTTTGCCACCATCCCACCAGCGATGCGGCCAGCACTTTCCAACTCATCTTGAATAGCAAGAATCCCAGCATCGTCGCATCGAAGAAAGTAAGCCGCCTCGGCGGCGTCGAGGTCGAATTTTCCACCATCATTAATCTCCGCTGCGCTTTCCAGAATGGCGCCCCAAACCCACACGACCCTCTCGACGGGTTGCTTGGATCGCACGGCCACGCCGACAAGTTTTTCGTCGCGCATCATTCCCGCGTAATGGCGAAACCACCGGCTCACTGCCGCCCCTCATAATCCCCGGCAATCGCCTTGATCACCGCCAGTTCCTGCTTCATGCGATCCACCTCGTGCTGGGGGCGCGAAATCTTCCGTCTCGACACCTTGTCGAGCCAGTCCACATGGCCGTAGGCAAGGCTGTGGAGGACGCGGAGCTTTTCGTCGGTGTCGATCATGCCGCCGCCCTTCCAACCGCAACATCCCATGCCTTTGCCGAGGTATCCGGCATCAGATAGCCGCGACCCCACACTGTCTCGATCTCGATCCCGAGTGGGGAGAGCTTGCGCCGGGCCTTGCAAATGTAGACGTCGACGATCTTGGATTCGGGCGTTTCATCGTCGTGCCGGAATGCGTACAGCAGGTCGAATATTGCCGATTTGTCGACGGCATTCGGCGACCTTTCCCGTAGCAGTTGGGCGATCTTCGCCTCATTCCCTGTTAGATTTGCGATGTAAGGGCTCGCATGCTTGGTGAGCGCCGATTGCAGGTTGTCGACCATGAATTCCAGATCATCGACCTGCTTCTGTAATTCTCGCGCCCGCGCTTCCCAGTTCATGCCGCACGGCTCCCCGCTGAAATCGAGGACGCAGCGCGATATAGGATCACCGCCGCTGCGCTATATCGACCTTTGTTCGTTTCGGCCCCGAAACGTACGGCAGCCTGTTCCAGGTCCGGGCGGGCCATCAACGCGGTGACGATGTCTCCTTCGGAGACGCCCTCGTATTGCGGCTCGACCAGCAGCATGCGAAGCGCTCTCAAAATGGTCTGGTTGATCGGCCGGCACCGCCCCTCCACGGCAATTCGAAGCACTCTCGACAGAAGGGCACCGCCGTCCATGGCGTGCAGCTTCTCGATCTCTCCGACCGCCACCACATCACCGATCTTGGCATCTCGTCGGTTCACCGGGTTTCGGGGTATGCGCGCGCCGGCCTGTTTAGCTATGCGGAGGATGTCCACGGCCTCCGGTTTTCCCGACGCCACGTCGCCGTGAAAAACCTGCAGGCGGGACATCGATACCCGGTCGCGATTGTGCGCCACGAACGCCGAAGCCCGCGCCTCAACGCTGTCTGCATCCACGACCATTACCGGAATGGTTTCCAGATCGGGATGCGACGCCGCCCCGATGGCTGTATGTTGGCCGTCGATGCAGAAATATTCCCCGTCCTGCTCAACACAGATCGGAGGCTTGAATTTCGTCCAGTCGAAGTGCTCGACGATCCGCTTGATGAGGGTGAGTGATTTCGTCGACAGGTCGCGCTGATACTTGGTCTCCACTTTCAAGGTGGAGGGATCGATGTCGACGAAACGAGGCTTTGCAGACCGGATAGCGCTGGGCGAAAGGCCCGCTGTCGGCATTGGCACAATAGGCCTCAAGCTGCCGGGGAGCTCCGCCCCCTTTTCGTTTGCGGCCTTGGCGATTGCCTTCAATTCACCGCCGGCCGTAGCGCGTCCATGCCTGATGAAGCCGATGCACTCGCGCTTTGCCGCGGCCTCCCAGCACAAGGCGCACGTCGCGCAACAGGCCGTAGCATCGGTCTGCGCAGGACAGACAAGCGATCGGTCGTCAGCGCGCGGCCCGGCCGGTACATGGTCAAGCACGACCGCGCCATCAGCGCGAGCGACAGGCGACGACCAGCGGATGCGAAAGCGATCCGGGTGAACATCCTTGACGGCATCGATGGCATCACCGATCTCGCACCCGCCCCGACTGGCCGGAGCGCGATGGGTGTAGCCGTAGCAGGCGACGTTGGGATATTCGTCAAGAACCTCCTTCCAGAACGACACGTATTCGACGTCCGGAAAGTCCCCAAGCACATGCAGACGGATCAGAAGGCCGTCGTGCCTGTCCAGAAGTTCGGCAATCTCCAAGCCGAGCCGGTCGTAGAACGTATCAGTGTCCCCGATGCGATGGCGCCGGGCCAACTGCATGCCGTTGCCGTAACACGCACCGCGCATTTCGCACGATACGGGACAGGTCGCGCGCTCCTGGAGTGTGAGCATGTAGATGCCGTACCCGCTGAAACGCCCCTTCCCTACAACCTTTCCGATTTTCCGGTTGTTATCGCCCGACACCAGAATGCGGTCGGGCTGCTCTCCTGTGACCTCGACGACCGTCGAGGGAAACAGCGTTCGGTTTCCGGTCATAGCGGGGTGGTCGTCGTCAAGGCCCGCAACCGCACTCGGATGAAGGGCCGGCTTGTCCGTGAAACGTCGCTTGCTCATGCAGCCGCCCTCCTGTCCTGCGACCTGTCAACCAGACGGGCCGAACAGTGCTCGCATGTGGATTTTCCGGGCTCGGTCAGAATCCCGCAGCACACCATGTCCAGCCCGCCCTTCTGACCATCTGGCGACAGATCGACGGGCATCCGACACCGTGGCGGCGTGAAGCGGTCGGGAAGGCAATCGATGAAGCGCATACCGACCCGATGGGGTTCGCCATCGATGATCTTTCGCTTAGGCGCCGGCACCTTGAACGAAAACCGGTCGCTGCCCTCGAAGGTGGTCAATGCCTTCCTTGCGAGACTGCCGGGAAGCTCGTAGGGCGCGGCGGGTTTCTTGACGCGCGGTGCATTGCTCTTGCGCGACCACGCCCCACCAGAGGGGTTTGCCGAGAGGTAGAGCCCCATGCGGCGAACCTTGCCGATCACCGCGTTGCGCGTGAGTTTGCGGTCGTCGTCGCGACCCCGGTTGACCTGATGGGCGATCTGCGAGGCCGAAAGCTTCCGCTCCGCCACGAGACGGCGGATGAGGGTTTCTTCTTCGGGTGAGTATCGGGAAAGGGGGTGACTGGTCATTCAGCGGCCCGATTCCAGAAACGCAGCCGCAGCCTGCCGGCCTTCTTTTGTCAGGCGGTAGGTTTGCGATCCGGTGCCGAAAAGGTCGTCGCCCATAGGCTCGACCAAGCCATTGCCGATGCAAAAAAGACCTGACGCCGTTCCGAACGCCTTGCCGTCCGGGTGCGTGAAGAACAGATGGCCATCGCCCTTGGCGATAGCCTCTTCCGAAGAGCTCACCTGCCGGATCAGGTCACGGTCGCGGAGCCGTACCAGTGCCCGCTTGACGAAATGAGGAAGTTTCGTCGCATCGTCGTGTGCCTTCTCAAGAAATTCGCCCATTGCGTCCTTCTCCACGAATGGCGACGAACACGCCGAGCTCCGTGCAAAGCCTGCGAAATTCGTCGGCTCGCCTCAGCCAGTCGGCCTTCTGTTCGTCGGTGAATTGGCTCCAATGCGGACCAGCGTTCCCAAGACGCTCGCGCCGCATGGCTTCCGCGATCCGATCATTGAGAGGCCGCATGTGGTGCCCTCCCCTCGTAGCGAGTCACGGATTGCCCTGGGTCACCGCCCGGAGACGGGCCCCACACATACCAGGCGTGGTCTTCCGTTCCGGACGTGTCGCCGGGGAACCATTGAATCCGATCCAGTAGGCATATCTTGGCCGCGAACCGCGGATTGTCCGCGAATAGGTGACGGCGCGTCTTGCCGAAATCGAACTTGGCCGTCAGCAAAAGGGCGACGAGGCCCGGGCAACGTTGGAGCGCCAGTTCTGCGAACTTCACCGCGACGCGATTGCCCTTGCCGTAAGGCGGATTCGTGATGATCGCGTCGTGCTTTGGGTTCCTGTAAGCAAAGCGCTTTTCAAGGAAGTCAACGGTCGCGTCGTGACGGCGGTCATAGGTGGCGATGTCGCTTGTGATGACGTTCGCGCCATACTGGCGGAGAACGTCGGCCATTCGGTGGTTGCCGGCAGCGGGTTCCCACACGGCGAGGCCGCGCACCGGAAAATGCCGCAAGAGCGCCTCGGTGGCCCACGCTTCCGTCTGGTACAGCTCATTGGCCTTTCTGGCGTAGTTTGACGAGACGACCGTCATCATGCAGCCCCCATCGCCTTCGACACCTTCGCCAGCGCCTTGACCTCGATCTGCCGGATGCGCTCACGGGAAACCCCGATCACCGGGCTCAGATCGGCCAACGTGATTTTCTCATCCGAGAGATACCGGGCTTCGATGATGGCGCGCTCGCGCTTCTGGAGCCGGCCAAGCGCCCGGTCCAAAGCAGCGCTCCGCCGCTCCCCGTCGATCACGGTTTCTGCCAGTTCGTCTGGTTTGGGGTCGGCGCACACCAGCGTGTCGGCCACGGTCAAGTCACCACCGACGCGGGCCTCCATCGACACGGACATGACGGACCGCTCGCCCCGGAAAAACCGCATCTTGGCGTCGGCGGAACTCGAACCACGAACGACGCCGACCTGCCGGAAGACGCAATCGAGGATTTGCGCGCGGACCCACCATTGCGCATAGGTGTAGAACCGGTTTCCCCGGTCTGGATCGAACTTGTCCAGCGCTGTCAGAAGACCGATAATGCCCTCCGACACCAGATCCTCGACCGGCACGCCGAAGGTGCGGTATTTCCTCGCGACGGAGACGGCCAGGCGCGAGAACGCCAGCACGATACGGTCGCGGGCATGATCGTCGCCGGCCTTCGCCTGGCGGATCAGCGCGACTTCCTCGACGGGGGAGAGGTAGGTTTGCGAGACGCGCATCAGAACGCCCTCGGCGGCACGAACAAGCAGATCGTCTTGCCGTCGTCCTTGCCGGCGACGGTGCACCAGTGGAACAGCCCATCTGGAGAATGACGAACCCGCTTGTCCGTCATCGGCACGACTTCGCCCGACGGCACGACGTACCCTTCGGGCCGCTCCTTGACGGCGCCGACGGCTCTACAGTCAAAATTTGAGCAGCAGGCGAATGGATACCAATCGTGCGCAACGGCGATGTCTGGCGTGAACACCGACGTGGCGACGACCATAGCTCCAGCCCTCAAGAGCAGGCGCGCCGCTGAGCCGACTGTCATCCCCTTACGAACGCGGGAGCGCAGTTTTTCATACCTGATCCCGGTTCGCTTGGCGTACTTGATCAGGGGGACTCGAACTCCGCCAACGTATGCGTGAATACTCCGACGTGTGTTCACCCGCTGTTCTTCGGGCGTGGCCCACCGGCAGTTTTCAGGCTCGTAGTTACCGTTCGGGTCGTTACGTTCTATCGTAAGACCCTTCGGTCGCCTGCCCATGTCAGCAATGAAACATTCGAAGCCGCTGAGCCTTCCGTCCCCATGGCGCCACTTTCTGCAAACCTTGATGCCCCGGCCGCCGTAGTGCTTGTATCCGCGTACGTTCTTGTTCTCGCACCGATTGATCATCGCGCGGTAGACCAGATACTCAGGCCACTCCTTGCGCGATCCACCCTCCTTTTTTGCCCAATCATGGGATGCGCAGCCGCAGGACCGCGTTTTCCCGCCGCGCAAATGGTGCCCCTGGACAATCTTCTTGTTCCCGCAGTCGCAGATGCACAGCCATGCGGCCATTTGCCTGCCGCTGCTCAGCTCCACGTGAGCGAATGAGTAGGCCGTTAGTTTCCCGAACTTGCGTCCAGTGAGGTCTATCACCTTAGCCATTTCCACCCTCCCGGCCTTTCTGGATGATGGTCTGCGCAGCCTCGTAGGCCGCGATGGCGATTTCCGTCTGCCGCAGCTCTTCCGTGCGGCTGGCGATATCGGCCTCAAGCCGCAGCTTCGCCCCGTTCAGCCCGTCCAGAAACCGCGCCACGGCATCGGTGTTGCGGGACAGAAGATCGGGCAGCGGGATCGGATCGGCCGAAAGCTCAACGTCCAGCCCGCTTGCCAAATCTCTCGAAATTGCCGCCTCGGCGGAGCGGATCAACTGCATGATTTTTGCCATGACGGTCCTCTCGAATTCGGGTTTAGAGGCGCGGCGACTAGATGCGCATCGGCATCAGCACGGTGTGCAGCGGGTCGTCGTCGGACGCGAATATGCTGGGAGACAATCCGCTCCCGCCCGCTTCCGAAGACAGCGTGACGGCATCACCGCTGAGAGCCGAAAGTACGTCGAGCAGATATCGGCCATTGAAGCCGACCTTGAATCCGCCTGTATCGAAGGTTTTGCAGGACAGGGTTTCGCGACCGGAATACGCGCCGCCGTCCCGCGTGATGGAAACGCGGCCATCGGCCCCGGTCAGGATGACTGCGCAGTCATTCCCGAGAGCATCAAGAGACGAAAGCCTTAGCAGCGCCGCAACAGCCTCGCGTCGGTCGAGACGGGCATAGGGCGCCGGTGGTTCCGGCAGGGCGCGCGCGATATCGGGATACGTCCCATCGATGCATTTCGTCGAGAACACCAGCCCGTCATACTCGAACCGCGCCGACAGGCTGTCGGTGGAGAATACCGCTGCTTTCGGCTCAAGCCTTCGTTTCACCAGGAAAGCCACGGCTTCGCTTGGGAGGATCGCGCCCTCTGCGCCATCCGGTATGAACGGGATGGGCATCCACGCCAGGCGGCGGCCGTCGGTCGCCACGACAGCGGGCTCTCCGTTGAGATAAACGGTTGCTACGCCGTTGAGGTAATAGCGGAATTCATCGGTTGAGGCAGCGAACATCACCCGCTTGATCGCGGCGATAAATCCGACATTGTCCAATGCGGTGCGATGCCCATCGATTTTCTCCAACATGGTCGGAAAGTCGGATGCGGCATAGGACGGAAGCTGGTACTCGCTGCCGTTGAATTTGATCGCAGCCAACGAGTGGCCATCGGTGATTTCGATTGCCTCGTCGCCTGGAATATGCGCGAGCAGACCCGCCAATGAGTGGCAGTCGATAGCGGTCGCGCCCCGCGATTTTCCGACGGTCGGCAGCGCAACTTCAACACGCATGTCCACGCCGCCCATCGCCGAAAGCCTGCCATCCGACAGTTTCACCGCCGACAGGACGGGGATGGAGTTCCGGCGACGAACGACGCCTTTGGCGATATGGAGCGCCGACGCGAGGCTCCGGGCAGTGGTTTCCATTTTCATGACGGTCCTCGGGTTTGAGAACTATTCAGCGGCCTCGGCGAGCGCCGAAAGCTCGCGTGCGATTTCAGCCAGACGCGACCGCGCGATAAGCGGCGCGGTCCACTGGCGGGTTGAAGGAAATGCGGCCGAAACGAACGCCGGCCCGAACGCGTCCACCATTGCACCAAGATGATCGCCGGACGGCTTCGCCCGGCCGCGCAACCAGTTCTCCACCGTGCCGCTCGAAACGCCCGTCACGGCCTCGGTGTGCTGCGCCGTGGCGCGCGGAAAGGCTGCGAACAGAAAGCGGACGACGCCCTCCATATCGAGATTTGCAACTTTGCAAGATTTGCTGGCGGACATGCTGGAAGCTCCCATGCTGATCTGTTGACCGGCATGGGGGAGCGACGCATGGCGCGTCCGGATCCAGGAAGGATCGAAAAGCATGGGAGACGCCTCCACAGACGAGATACAAGACATTGGATGGCAGTCGGCAGGTGACGCCGCGCGCAGGCTCTTGGCGGAACTGGACGCGCGGAAGAAATCTCGGGAATGGGTGCTGGCGAACGACAATCATGCCGGCTCCCCCAATTCCCCAAGGGCCTTGGTGCATGAGTGACAGTGCTTCGAGCCCGTGCCGGCGCACAGGCCGGGATTGAGGCAATGAGGCCGCAACGGACGCGCCGGCCTTGCGAACGGCTTCTTCACGAAATCGGGGATTTCATCGTCGGAAATCGTGGCCGATGCGCCCGGAGCCGGACAAGGCGCATCGGCCTCCGCGCTGGCCGTCGAGGATTGCGGCACTTGCGCGGAATTGGTTTCAGCCGGGGAGACAGGGGAAAGGCTTACCGCCTCCCCGGCCTTTTCCTCGTCCTCGGTGGGGACGGGACGGGGAATTTCGGATTCGGTGATCTCGCCAGTGGCGGGATCGTGATCGACGGCGCTCTGGTCTTGCGTGGCCGTCGAGCCGTTCCCCGCACGCGCATACGCGTGCGACCCCTCTCCCATGCCGGACGCCCGCTCATAGGCGTCGCGGTACAGGTCGAGCATCGCGTTGCGGTCGCGGAATTTCTCGGGGTTCTTGTCGGCGTCGCGAATTTCGCGCACCAGCGCGCCGGCAGCGGCCTTGTCATAACCCGCCGCTTTCATTTCGGCGTAGACGGCCTTGGTGTCTTCCTTCGCCGCGTCTTCGGCCTCACGGCAGCGAAGCACGCGGTCGATAAAGGCCTTGAACTGCCGTTGAGCGAATTGGTCAGCTTTCATGCCCTACCCCCAATCGCCCATGCGGGCCTTGCCCGGATCGCGGGGAGCGCGGCGGAAGGCATGCAGCGCCAGAAGAAGCGCACCACCCACAGCGGCTACCGGGGCGATCATGATGGCGAGGTTGACGAGAGCGTCGGTCATGCGGCGCTCTCCTTGTTGGGGGCGCTGAGGGCGGAGTTGGACATGCCAGCCAAAACCCGCTCGCGCGTCGCCTCGCGCGGCTCCCGACCGTCCCGAAGCTGAAACACAAATAGGGGGTCGCCGGCGAAACGCTTACCGAATGCAGTAGGCGCGATCTCGTTTTCCGAGATGAAGGTTTCGACCCGCGACTTGAATTCGTCCAGCGTCATCGTTCCTACCTATAGGACTATTCCTTTCTCAATAGGTACTTTCCTATTGGACCGGTGTCAAGCGAGGTGACAAACATTCCGCATGGACGCTGTGAGAAAACGAATTGCCGGGGCGATTGCCGACCGCGGACTGACCTACAAACAGGTCTCAATCGAGCTCGGGAAAAACCACGCTTACATGCAGCAATACCTTGACCGGGGAATCCCCGCGAAACTCAGCGAAGACGTGCGCGGCCGGCTTTCCGAAATCCTGGATATCCCTGAAAGCGAACTGGGCGCGAAAGCCGGTCGATCCTCGCGCCCTCCCGCCGGCGATGTAGCAAGCCTTGCGATTCGCGGCGGGGCGGGGATCGGCAGCCCGGAGGGCGTCTTGTCTCATGACAATGGCGAGATTTATGCGGACCACATCAACGGCTTCTGGAGCTTTCCCGAGCCGGTAAAGGCGGGCTGGCGGAATATGCCACAGGTCTATTCGCTGCCAGTCACGGGCGATAGCATGGAGCCTACCCTGGCATCCGGCAGCTACGTGTTCGTCGACATGACGCACACCGTGCCGCAGCCGGAAGATATCTACGCCTGCGACTTCGGAGATGGCCTATCCATCAAGCGCCTTCAACTCGTTCCGCGAACGGACAAGATCAAGGTGATGTCCGACAACGAACGCTACGACGACCACGAGCTAAGGCGCGACGAGGTTCGGGTTTACGGTCGAGTGGTCGCGTGGTTCCAGTGGCGCGGATAGCACCACCAAACAGCGCGCAAAGATCAGCATTCTAGTCGCCACTTCGGCCCGCCTCGCGCGGGCTTTTTCGTGCCCACAACCTGCCAATAAGATTTTTCCTACATAATAGGCATAAACCTATTGACATCACGATAGGACTAATCCTATTTTCTCCCAACACCACGGGAGATCACCGATGCTCAAATTCGAAATCAAGAACCGCTGGACCGGCAACGTACAGGTCACGGCGGAAATCGAGTGCGACGAGAGCGCACCGTATTCGGTCAAGCTCGGCCTCGCCGTCAAATGGGCTGTGAAGGCGCGTGCCGATCTCGCGGGTGCCAATCTCGCGGATGCCAATCTCGCGCGTGCCGATCTCGCGGGTGCCAATCTCGTGGGTGCCGATCTCGCGGGTGCCTATCTCGCGGGTGCCTATCTCGCGGGTGCCAATCTCGCGGATGCCAATCTCGCGGATGCCGATCTCGCGGGTGCCAATCTCGCGGGTGCCTATCTCGCGGGTGCCAATCTCGCGGATGCCAATCTCGCGGATGCCGATCTCGCGCGTGCCGATCTCGCGGGTGCCAATCTCGTGGGTGCCGATCTCGCGGGTGCCTATCTCGCGGGTGCCGATCTCGCGGGTGCCAATCTCGTGGGTGCCGATCTCGCGGGTGCCTATCTCGCGGGTGCCTATCTCGCGGGTGCCAATCTCGCGGATGCCAATCTCGCGGATGCCGATCTCGCGCGTGCCTATCTCGCGGGTGCCAATCGGATAAACGACCGCATCATTGATGGCGGTCTACGGTCGGACGGCTACCGCTTTCTTTTGACCCGCACCGAGCCGGGTGAATTTCGCGTCAAGGCCGGGTGCCGGAATTTCACGGTCAAGGAAGCGAAGGCACATTGGGACGATACCCGACCCAAGGGTGAGCCGCTCGGCGACGAAACCCGCCTGATCATCAAGCACATGCTGGCCGTTGCGAAGCTGCGCGGGTGGAAGCCGCTCAGTGAAGCTGCCGCGCAAGCCGCTGCCTGATCGAGGGGAGATCACCGATGTCCGCATACGCCACCACATTCTCCGACCTGACCGCCACGCTGGCCGGGTGCGCGTCTCCGATCACGGTTGTTCGCGACGGGCAGTTCGAGCGCGCCATCTGCGACGGCGAGCGCATCGGCTGGTTTGTCGAGAGCAACGCCTATCCCGGCGAGTGGAAATGGAGCGCCTGCGGCACCAGCGGCTACGAGACGAGCCGCGCGGCCTGCATCAAGGCCATTGAAAAGCTGGCGCCGGAATGGCGCGCCCATCGCGCTTCCGATGAAGCTTACCGCGCCGAGATCGACGCCATGGGCGAACCGCTGCGCAGCCTCGCCATCGAACGCGACAGGGCAGCGCTCCGGCTTGAGATCGAGCGCGCCCGCACCGTGCGCCGGCCCGACGATCTTCTGGCAGCCGAGGAAGCCTATCGCAATGCCGTGATGGCGTTTGATTCGGCGGAACGGGCGAAAGCGGAGGCGGCGTGATGAGCACCGCCACAGAAGCCGCACTGCAGAAGAGCATCGACGCGCTGATGTCTTTGGCGGGTTTCGGACCTGAGATCAAAAAGCTGATCGGCGAAGAAGGCTGGTTGCAGCTTGCCTATGCGGTTCAAGCCTCGCGCGCCGCTCTTGAGGCGATGAAAGAGGACCACGCGTCTGAGATGCTGAAAGCATTGGTGGAGGCGCGCCGGTTCGTCGCTGACGAACTTCGATCCACTCTCGAATGCTGCTGCGTTCTCGAAAAGGGAACGCTCGAACCCATCAGGGCAACCATTGATCCACGTGACGCCCGTCACGTGGAGGAAATCGAAGCCGCATTGGCGCGCATCGACGCCGCCATTTCCAAAGCCACAGGAGGCGCGTGACATGGACAATTTCCTCTGGTCCCTCGCCGCCGAACCGGAAGAATCGGAGCCATTCCGCAACGTCCTCGCCATGCTCGCCATCATGGCGCTGGTGATTGGATCGGGGATGGTGCTTACGGGAGTGTTCGGATGAGCGCGCCCTTTGGCTACACCGGCCGATCCGGAATCCGCTCCATAGCACCGATGAACGCGAAGCCGTTCCGGTTTTTCTCCGAACAGGTCGACGAGTGCTTGGCGATCCCCGGCGCTGCCGGTCTGGACGCGCTTCGCGACCTGATCGTGGAGGCTCAGTCCGACAAGGAAGCCGGCTACGGCCCGCCGCAGGACGACATCAACCGCGCCCGCCGCCGATGGCTGGATCGCTACGACGCGATCTACGTCCGCGCGGGCAACGACAACACCGACCAGATGAGGAAGGCAGGCCACCGATGAACACCGCAGTCGATATCCGCAAGGAAGACAGTACCATCCAGCGCTATGACGACGACCAGCGCGCGGACCCCTTTGTGCAGATGATCGAGCGCGTCGTGCTGGACCCGAATGCGTCCGTCGACAAGTTGGAACGCATGCTGGCGCTGCGCAACGAGGAAGTCGAGAACAACCGCCGGCGAGATCGCGAAGATGCCGAGATCGCGGCGAAGCGCGCCTATTTCGCGGCTATGTCGAAGTGCCAGGCCGAATTGCCGGTCGTCACCAAGAACCGCAACAACACGCACACCAAGTCGACCTACGCCGATCTGGCGGCAATCGAAGAGCAGGCCATGCCGATCATCCATCGGTACGGTTTCGCGGTTTCGTTCCAGCCCGACGGCTACAACGACAAGGGCGAACTGCGCATCTTGTGGGAAATCTCTCACGAGGAAGGCCACGTTCGCAACGGCGTCGGCGAAATCCCGCTGGACGGCGCCGGCTCGCAGGGCAGGGTCAACAAGACCGGCACGCAAGCGTTCGGCAGCACCGCCACCTATGGCCGGCGCTACCTGCTCTGCATGCTGTTCAATATCTCGACCGGAGACGACAGGGACGGGAACCGCGTCCCGGACGATGGGCCGATCAGCGACGAGCAGGCCGCGACGATCCGGTCCATCATCGAGGAAGTCGAGGCCGACGCGGCCAAGTTCTGCGAGGTCTACCAGATCGACGCGGTTCCCCATCTCCCCGCTCGGCTGTTCGATGATGCGGTCCAGAACCTTCGCGCATACGGCCGGAGGAACGGCAAGTGACCACTATTCGTATCATCGACATGGAAACCACCGGCATGGACGCCTCGTCCAAGGTGATCGAACTCGGGTGGTGCGACTACGACGTCGAGACGAGACAGATCAGCGATCCCGTCTCCGAGCTTTTCCATGTCGATTCCATCCCGCCCGAAAGCCGCGCCATTCACCATATCGGCATGGCGGACATCCCGGCGACCGCGCAGCCCTTCGACGCGTTCGCCAACGTCTTTGCGCCCGCCGACACGATGGCGATCACCTTTTTCGCCGCTCACAATTCGGCATTCGAGTGCCAGTTTCTCAGCGATCTTGAGCATCGCCGGGTGATCTGCACCTACAAGGCCGCGCTCCACGTCTGGCCGGACGCGCCATCACATTCCAATGGCGCGCTTCGATATTGGTTGGAGGATGCGGGCAAGATTTCGGTTGACCCGGCCAAGGCATACCCGACGCACCGGGCTGGTCCCGACGCCTATATCACCGCCCATCTACTGCGCGCGCTGTTCGAGGCGGGCGCCACCGGCAAGGAAATGGTCGCATGGACCAGCGATCCTGCCGTCCTTCCGCGATGCCCCATCGGCACGCCGTGGCGCGGCATGAAATGGTCCGAAGTCGATGCCGGTTTTCTCGGATGGATGGTCAACAAGGCCGAAATGGACCCGGACCACAAATGGAACGCTCAGCGAGAGCTCGACCGGAGACGCGGATCATGATGGAGATTTTCGATTTCGATCAGGGCACGCCCGAGTGGTTCGAATGCCGCGCCGGCATCCCCACGGCCAGCATGTTTGCCACCGTGATGGCGTCCGGTCGCGGCGGCGGCGAGAGCAAGACACGCGCCAAGTACATGCGTCAGGTCGCCGGCGAGATCATCACCGGCAGGCCGATGGAGACTTACTCCAACCCTCACATGGATCGCGGTCATGAAATGGAGCCGGAGGCGCGCAAGCGCTACGCCTTCCTGACCGACGCCGAGATCAAGCAGGTCGGGTTCATCCGCAACGGCCAGAAAGGGTGCTCGCCGGATTCTCTCGTCGGTGGCAGTGGGATGCTTGAGATCAAGTCCAAGCTGCCGGACCTGCTTATCGAATGCATCGAGCGCGACGGCTTCCCGCCCGAGCACAAGGCCCAATGCCAGGGCGGGTTGTGGGTCACTGAACGCGAATGGATCGATATCGTCGTCTACTGGCCGGGCATGCCGATCTTCATCAAGCGTGCCTATCGCGACGAGGCGTATATCGCGGAAATGTCCCGCGCCGTTTCGAGGTTCAACGAGGAACTGGCCGAACTGGTCGAGCGCATCCGCGCCTACGAGCCAGAGCCCGCACCACGGGAAGAACTGCCCGAAATCGTCGCGAACATGATGGCCGGCTAACCCCTCCCAAGCCGCCCACCTGCCCCGGTTCGCGCCTGTGTGCCGAGTAGCGCGACCGGGGATTTTCGAAAGGGAAAGACCGATGGCTAAGGCCGTTTTTCAGAAGGTCATGACGGGCGTAGGGCCGGCACTGGTCCCGACCGATGATGACGGCCGCGACATTCTCGCGGCATGGAAGTCCGACCGCCAATGCCTGCTGGATATCCATACGCCACGCAATCCGCGCCACCACAGGATGATCTTCCTGCTGATGAAGCGGTGCATCGACGGCGGGGCGTGGGAGGCCGGCACCGATTCCCTGCTCGACTGGATCAAATTCGCCACCGGCCATGTGCGAACCGCCGTCGATCACAACGGCAGGGCTCACTACGCGCCGGCATCGATCGCCTTCGCCAGCATGGACCAGTCCAGTTTCGTCCAGTTCTTCGACCGGGCCGTTCATGCGGTCTGTTCGAGGCTCCTTGGCGATGACGATTGGGAGAAGGTCCGCGACGAAATCATTGAGATCGTGGACGGCCGCTACATCGCACAAGCCAATCACCTGCGGAGGGTCAAATGACGCTCAAGGATATCCGCCGCTGGTTGCGGCCCTTTCTCCATTGGAGATCGAAGAAGGCGCGGGCCAGAGCGCCGAAGCCTCGCGACGTACTTGCCGCCGGCATTCCAGAATTTGCCGCGGCGTCGAAGCAGGAGGCCGAAGCTCTGTCACGCGGCTGGACGCAAGGCGTGTCCCGAGCCCGTGCGGAGATGCAGCGCGCCGTGCTGGTCGATCTGGCGAGAGGCAAGCCCCGTGTGCGGGTGAAAGCCCGGAGGGCGGCGTAATGGCCTCCCGCGTCGCCCGTCCTGTCACGGCTTTCTCCGAGGATCCTTCGACCAAGGATCAAAAACGCATCGTCGACGAGCGGCACTTGTCGTTCATCCGGTCCCTGCCGTCGATCATATCCGGGGCCGGCCCGTGCGAGGCGTGCCACGTTCGGTACGGCGATCCGGTCTACCGAAAAAAGGCGACTGGCAAAGCGCAAAAGCCGGATGACGCATGGACGGTCCCGATGACGCCCGAAGAACACCGCGCACAACACGCCATGAGCGAAGTGCAGTTCTGGAACATGCACCGCATCGATCCGCTGGCCGCGGCTCGCGACCTCTACGCGCATACCGGAGATCGAGAGGCTGCGGTTCGGATTATTGCGAACGCGAGGAAGGCACGATGACGAACGAGCATCAAAAGGAAGACGGCCGCACACCCGATCTGGTGGAACGGCTGCGCACCGTAACAGCGATGATCAATATGGGCGAGAAAGTTTCCCTGATCTACGAAGTCGGGCTGATTGAGACCGCCGCCACCGAGATTGAGCGCCTTCGCGCCAAGCTGGCGGAGGCCGAGAAGGATATGGCAGGGGTCTACGTTTGGCTTCGTGAGCCAGATTGGAGCGAGGAATTCTCGTTGAGCGACTGGTTGAGGCGTAAGCCGTCACCTGCCTCGTTCCGCGCCGCTGCTGAATGGGTGGAGAAAAACCGATGAACAGAGATCGGCTGTTAGCCATGTTGCACAAGGCACGCGACGAAATGATCGAGAAGGACATCAACGGTTGGCCCAACGCCGTTATGGCCGCAATCGAAGCCCTCTCTACCCCCAAGGCAGAGGCGGTGACAATTAATGCATTCTTCGAGACGACTGACGAACATGTGACCGGAACATGTCATGTGGCTGTCAAGCGCGTGAAGGTCTCTGACGACGGGACCGAAATAGACGTAGCTCTGGACTATTGGCCCACCTACCCCGCCCCCGCCCTCACCGACGAGGCGGTGGAGCGGGCCAAGCGCGCGATCACCGCACTGCGTAAACCAGACGCATCTCTTTCCCGCGTCCCTAACACCGTGCGTCAGTCAATCGCGGAAGTGATTGAGGGCCTCCTCGCCGCCTTTCCTAGTAGGGGAGAGACGGAATGAGCGACACGGAACTCCTAAAAAGCTCAAAGGCAATCGTCTCACACCGGCAGGTACATGGCGAGATGGGCGGGGCGACTGTCTGGTGCGTCGTCCTGGCCGATGGATTCATCGTCGACTGTGGCTCCGATGGACTAGCCCTCGGACGCGCCACGCTTCTCGCCGAGTCTGTCAATAAATTCGGCCCCGATCAGTTCAAGGAGGTCGGCATGAGATGTGCCCACCTGAACGCCCTGGAGAAAAAGCCATGAACACAACACGTATCTCCACCGCCGTTCGTGAGATCGAACGAAACACCGCTGCCCTGAAATGGCTGGAAGAATACGGACCCGGACTTCGCGGGTTAGACAAGAGCAGCATCGGGATCAGCGTCAGGCCGCTTTTCGCGAGAAGCTCCGTCGGCTCGGAGGAAGCAGCGGAGGTTCTAGAAGCTTGTGCGCGTCTCGGTATCATGGAGTTGGTCGAAAGGGCTATTGAGAACTGCCGCAACACAATTGAGATTCACCGCCAAGCCATCATTGACGAGGCTGGCCGCGCATTGGAGGACAGATCGTGAGCGCGAGAGACATCATCAAGCAGGCGTTCGAAACCGAGTTCGATGACACGTACAGGGGCGATTCGTTCGCTGACAAATGCGTGACCATCCTGCATGAAGAAGGCTTCACGGTCCTCGCGCCCGGAGAACTCGACGGTGTGTCGATGGAAGCCGCCGCAAGGGTCGCCGACAAACGCGCGGCCATGGCCGGGACCGTATCGCATGAAGCTGCACGCGCACTGCTGGTGGCGCTCCCAGACGCCATCCGCGCCCTGAAAGCCTCGCCGACTGAAACGGATGGGAGCGAGTAGATGACAATGAGATACCTGCTTCCGTGCGAGACCTGCTCTGGCAGAGCCGAACTAGACTACGGCGCTGATGAATTTTTCGCGGTCTGCACCCGGTGCGGGCTGCGAACCAGTGCACACGACACCATCGCCGACGCCGTTTCACAGTGGAATTGGCGCCCGGGCCATGAAGCGGCGGGTAGCGGCGGTGGATCGGTCAGGCCTGCGCGTCCGGATGACCAAGAGCCGCTGGGTGCGGATTTCGAGGCCGTCTGGGACGCAAACACCGATAACCTATACGAATCTTGAGGCCCGGAATGAGCAAGATCATCATCGACTGCCCCGTGACCGGCAAGCCCGTTTCGACCGGGTGGGTGATGGACCGATCCTCTTTTAAAACGGCACAACTTGACGGCGGTGGATTCGGCCCCTGCCCCGAGTGTGGTCGAATGCACGGATGGAGCAGGAAAGATGCGCGGCTCGAAACGGATGGGGGCGAGGGGTGACGAAGGCCGCGCGCGATATCGTGGATATCGGGGATGACGAGCCTGTCACGCTTGCCGAGGCGTGCCGTCTGTTCTTTGGTGGCCGGCTGTCGCCCTCAGCGTTGCGCACCGAGGCGGCAAGGGGCAATCTCGATATCATGCAGATCGCCAGGAAGGACTTCGTCACAAGGCGCGCGATCGAGGAGATGAAACAGCGATGCCTCAGAAGCGCAAGCCACCCCGCCTCTGGCTCCGTCCCGACACCAAGTTGTGGGTCATCAAGGACGGGAAACGCCGTGTCGGGACAGGATGCGGTGAGGCGGATGTTGAGGAAGCGGAACGAAAGCTCGCAGACTACATCGCCGACAAATGGCAACCACCGAGCAGCGGTCGTGCCGCTGAAATCACGGTAGGCGACGTTCTCGCAGTCTATCTGATCGACAAGGCCGACGGCACGGCTCGCCCGAAGGAAACCGAGCAAGCCGTCGCTAGGCTCAACGAGTTCTTTGGCGGCGAACCGCTGCTCTTCATCAAGGGGAAGACCTGCCGAAACTACGCCGCGCATCGCAAGACAGCATCGGGTGCCAGGCGGGATCTGGAAACGCTGCGCGCCGCGATCCAGTATTACCACAAGGAACACGGGCTGGACCTCCTGCCGGCGATCACGCTGCCGGATAAGAGCCAGCCGCGGGAGCGATATCTGACACGCTCGGAAGCCGCGGCGCTGTTGTGGGCATGCATGGGGTGGGAGAGGGTCGGGAGCGGCGCGAACGCGTTCTGGAAACGCCGACCATACCATCGCGGCCGGCATCTCGCGCGCCTCGTACTGATCGGTCTCTACACAGGGACAAGACCCGGCGCCATCAAGAACCTGCAATGGATGAGAAACACGTCGGGCGGGTGGGCCGACGTCGATAGGGGTGTGATCTTCCGCCGCGCAGAGGGCGAGCGTGTGGCCCACAACAAGCGCAAGCCTCCTGTGAAGATCGCGCGAAAGCTGCTCGGTCACATGAAGCGGTGGAAGCGCCTGGACGGATGGAAGGACGGCAAGACCGGTCTGCGCAATGTGGTTCATTACTATGGGAAGCCGCTCACGAAGGAGAACAAGGCATTCCGGGCAGCCATAGCCGCCGCCGGCCTATCATCGGACGTGACGCCTCACATCCTTCGGCACACGCGTGGGACGTGGTTGGCCCAGAAGAACGTGCCTTCGAACGAAGCCGCTGCCTCGCTCGGCTTGACGGTCGATGAGTACGAGCGCACCTATCTGCACAACGATCCCGACTTCCAGAAGGCGGCGGCCGACGCATACTGA